GCGTGCGCTGCGTAATGCAATCATGTAACCAATATCTGCCCGGTTTAACGAACCGGTTATATCGCCCTTGCATATGGCGTGTTGTATGCATATTTGAATAGGTTAGAAAACCCATTGCCACCAGTGCAGAGAATGACTGGTAACGTAACCCTGCCCGGCGTTGAATAACGGGCTTAACTATTTATTAGAGGGTATCCCCATTCAAACTTTGATTTACCCGGCCTAATCCCCGGAAACGTGCCCCCTGCACATATGCTGCATCATAGGGGTTTGCCATTAAATATTGTTTTAATAACGATATATCGGCATGCACGATAAATAAATACGCTTTAACCGCCCCTCTACGGACAGGCGGTTGCGTCGTGTTTATTTCACACAGGAGAAAATCCATGAGCTATGAAATTTCTGTAGCCCTTTCCGGGCTACCTCACGTCACCCGTCCGGGTGAAGTCGAACTGCGGTTCGATGACGAAACTGGATACGAAGAGCGTATCCAGTGGCCAAACACAGTGCTGGTGTTTGGCCGGGTTCTGGAGCTGTCGCCCTGCGGCGGCTTCGGATTCTGCAACGTGTCATGCAATGGCACGTTGGGCGCAGAAATGCGCGAGTGGGCAAAAGCCCACAGTCTCACTCTAACGAGTGAGGGTTGAGATAGCCAGTTAATGCGCACATTAAGTGCGCATTTACGGGCAATTTTGCCTTTGAGGGGAATTTCATGATTATCAATTTAACGCAGCACGCAGCCACACCCGCCCAAGTGGCGGCTGGTGTGGTGGAATTTCCGGGCCAGCTGGCCCACCTGTTGAATTTCGACGGCCTGCCTACGCAGGCTGAGGTAGCCGACAAGGCTACCCGTATCGCCCTTGCTGCGTCTACCGCGGCAAGGGGCATGGGGCCAGCCTGCGACCCCAAAACGGTGGTAGGGGCTACCCACGCCCTAATCGGTGGGGCCCCCTACCTGATGGGCCCGCTCGAGCGGGCCCTTCGTGCAGTGGGCATAACGCCCCTCTACGCTTACTCGGTGCGTAAGAGCACCGAAACCGTCCAGCCGGACGGCACGGTAGTGAAAACCGCCGTGTTTGAGCATGGCGGTTTTGTGGAAGGTGGGGCATGAGCCCCGATACCGCGCTTGGCCAGCACCTGCTGGCAGGACTGGCCCAAAAATGGGAGTTGGCCAGCTCCCCTGCCGCCCGCGTTGCCGTCGCTGCCGAAGCGCTGGCAACGTTTGGGCCATCGTTCGCCCGCAATAACGATGGCGACAAGTCTCCAACTGCCCAGATTGGACAGTTGGTGGGTCGCATGCTTGCTGCCGCACTTACAGGAATTAAATGATGTTTTCCCTTGAATACTGGTTAAACCCTGCCCACTGTAACCGCATAACGGTTACAGCCTCCAATCTGTTTTTAGCTAAACAGATTGTCATAGGCCGGTTTGCGCCCCTATATTTGAAGCACTTACCCGATTAGAACCTACTAAATAGGCATTAAGCCTATTTAGTGCGTTTTGCACTGATACCGCGCCACTATCTAGGCGCAAACTTAAAAGGAACTTACCATGTCTAATATCTCCAAGTTTGATGCATCCTGTGTAATCGTGCAGGTATCGAAAAAGGGGGTAGAAACCCAACGCACAGAAATGGCGGGTTCTCTCTCCTCTAACAAGGTCGTTCGGCAACAGGTGAACAATGCCCACGCTGTCAAGTGGTGGGGCAATGGGCAATTTGCCCCACTGGCCCGCGAATGCGCGGCGGTGTTTGGTGCCCTTTTCACGGATTTCGTGACCCATCCGGCCATTGATATGGACCTGACCACTGGCCGCGTGGTTAACCCACACATGACAAACCGCGCCGCATGGTCAAGTGTGTTTGCCGGTCTGAATGCCAAAGACAAGGCACTCAACAAGAAGGGCTTGCCTGCGCCATTCAAGGGCGAAAAGCGTGCTCTGCTGGATGCTTTGAACCATGCCGTCCTGGTGGGGGAAATGAACATGGCGGCTGCTGCGGCTGCAGCTGCTGCTGAGTTCGATGCCAAAGTGGCTGCAGCCACGACTTTTGAGGCAGTTGAGGCCGACCCCTTGGCTATCGAAAACGGTAGCGCCACGGCCCCCGTAGAGGCTTTGCAAGGCGATGCTTTGGATGCAGCGATTGCGGCTGAATTTGCGGCGCTGGAATCTGAGGCGGCTTAATGTCACACCTAAACTGGACCCTGATTAACAAGGTCCAGTTGATGGCGTTATCTGAAACGATTGATGCCATCAACCCTTACACTCCTATCTATTTCGCACGTCACAATCTGCAATGGTTTTGTGACGTGCGTTTAACTTGGATAAAAATATGATTGCCGCCGGAGAATTTTCTTACGTGTGTTTCTTCCACACAGTTGAGGGTTTTCGCACATTCACATATAGAAACCACCGTACAGATGGCAAGGGTGCTGTTTTGCCCTTGCACTATGGCGGCAATAACGCAGACTTTAACAAGGTCTTTGTATGTACTTCCCTGTTAAGAAAGGTTTGAGATAGGGTTAAGTAGGCTTGTAATCGGGTTTTGGGGGCTTCTAACCGCTCCGCCGATACCTGCGCAGCCTCAAGCCTCTTCTTTGGAGAATCAAAATGAAACCATGCCATCCCGCCGTAGCCGCCGCAATTGTTGAATACCGTCAAGCTCTGCTGATGGTCCGGCAAGGTTTGCTCGGCAATGCCCAGATTTACCGTGACAAAGTTCGTTTGTTGCATAGGTTAATCCATGTTCGCGATTGATACTTACGTGAGCGCAGTTATCGCTCACGCCAAAACAAATACATGGTGGAACTGCACCGTTGAAGTTTCGCACGGCGGAAAAATCCACACTGTTGCCTGTAAGGCTTTTGGTTTGTGGGTCCAACGGGTGGAATGCTGCGGCATTCGATCGGATGTGCAGGAATGCAAAACGCAGAAGGCTTTTCGTTTGGCGCTTACCAATGAACTTGAAAAGCTTTTGCGGTAATCAAGTGTTTCTCGGGCTTTTGAGCCTCTTTCTGCTTTCCTGCAGGCTTCGTATTAGTCGGCTTGGAAAAGCGCGCTATCAAGTGTTTTGCTGCCTTGCTGCCTTGCTGCCTTGGCGTTTTGCTGCCTTGTTGTAGCCTTCTCTGGAGAATCAAATGTTAAAAGTTTACTTTGCCCTTCGCCGTCTGGGTTTGAATCCAGCCACCGCATGGAAAGTTTCTATGGGCTGGAAATAATGACAGCCATCAAAACCCTGTTTAAAGGGCCTACAAATACAAAAGGCCCTCGAATGGTGGCTAAATGTGAGCTTGGGAGTCATACAAGTCCGTATGACCATGCGCTTTCTATTGGTGCAAACCACTTACAAGCGGCAGAGAGTCTGAAAATCAAGTTCGGATTGTCTTTTGCTACTGCGGCTGGCGAGTATCAAGGTTCTTTTTACCACGTAAAGTTAGTGTGACATAGATGTTACATTCAGTTACAAAAGTCCTTTATATAGGCCAAAATATGGTATTTTGAAAAATAAATAAGAATGGCTATCAAAAAGTAAGGTTTGAACCTTACTAAATGAAGATGATTAAGAGGATTAAACGGCTTTTGAGCCGTTTTTTCTTGTCCGGCTACCTTCGCTTGGGTTTCGTATTTAAGGGGCTCAAACGGCCCAAAACAAGCCTTTGCAAGCCTTTAGACAAGTCTTTGCAGGTTGAATTTCGACAAGTTCTTCCTGCAAAGTCAAGTTCTAACAATCTGAAACCTAATCTAAAACTAATAAAAAAAGAACTGATATATATTTTATTTGGATTATTAGAAGTCACGCCTCGTGAAAATTCCTTAAAAACGGTTTTTCTAATATTTCTTCTCGCCTCTTGTTAAGGGGTACCCCCCCCCTCTAATATAAAATCTAATCTAAATCTAATAAAATGTTAGACTTTTAGATTTTAGATCTGATTTAAATACCATAAAAAGGCTGAAAAGCAAGTCTTTTAGGCAGTAAAACAACAACAAATTACATATACATCAAAATATATATGTAAGCACCTACCAAGACACCATAAGAACCAAACAAACCCGCTCCAAAAACAAACAGGAGCAAGCGAAGACAGGCAAACGCCGGATACCTCCTTAGAAAAATCTAATATTTCACACCGGAAACTTCCTATTCAATACAGCTAAAAATGACTATCTAACAAGCTACTATTTAGCTAGTCCTAGTTAAAAAAGCATCTAAGGAAGCTTTTTTACAAAAAATAGAGGGAAATTCCTATGGTGCTCAGAACACCCCACAAATGCATATTTTTTATACTGGCGGCTAAAAAAGCCGGATTTTGAATAGGAGAGCTTGTCCAATCTATTCAAAATCCAAGGTCTAAAACCAAAGAAATTTAAAATGCCTAAGTAATATTTGGCTAACATTGCAGAGAAATAACAAAAACAGTTATCAATCCCTACAAGAATTCTGACCCCCCTGCAAATAACAGGAGGCTCCCCTTAAAATACTTGCATAGCAGTCAAAATTTGCCTTAAACTGGCAGCTTCTCAATTAACGGATAGCTTCCAAATGGCCGATAAAACCCTTCCCCTTAAACTCGCCGAAACCGGCTACCTGACCATTCCGAACCCAGGAATCGAAGTTTTCAAGTTCGAGAGCCACGAAATCCGTATGCACCTACAAGCTGACCAAGCCTTGTTTGTAGCTAACGACGTATGTGCGGCACTTGAGATTGCCAGCGTAGCTAATGCGCTAAGAAATCTTGATCCTGCTGCCATGCTCATCGTCACAGTACAAACCGCAGCAGGCCCAAGAAAGGTTAACGCCTTGACAGAAGGTGGCCTATACGAACTTGTTATGAAGTCCAAAACCGCAGCAGCCCTTAAATTCAAGCGTTGGGTTTGTTACGACTTGTTACCAATCCTTCGCAAAAAAGGCCATTTCAACGAGAATCCAGCGGCACTTGTGGCTACTCGAAAGCATTTCCAGCAGATTGAATACGCTGAAAAAGTCGCCCTTAGAAAAGATTTTCAGTTCTATAAAGAGCGCTTTGAATCTGGCCACTACGATGCCAAGGGTTGGTCGGATAGTGATACTTATGCCTATGCAATGATTAAACGAGACCTTGATTATGCGCAAGGTCGGCAAGCAGCACGTAGGGCAGAAGCCACAGCAATCTACGGAGAACTTGCACATTGCGTGGTTCCTTACGAACCAGAAGACTTAAAACCTTGGTAAACCTATGGCAACAGCTAAATCTTTTGTGGGCCAAACACTTGGCACATGGTACATCGAAAGCCTGAGCGAGAAAAAGACCTCAAGTGGTGGGGCTTTTTTCCACGTAACATGCATTGAATGCGAGGCAAAAGCAGAACGAAATGCCCAGCAAGTGGTTAAAGGCACTGCTGGCTGCTCGAATTGTCGGGCGGTAAAGGCAAAGCCTGCACCAATAAGGCATGGCGAGAAACGAATCATTATCCTGCACGACAATACGCCTTTAGCCTTGGTAGAGAATACAAACTTCTCTGATTGGGTGAAAACTGCACCGGGAGTAATTCTTAGTTTCTACGAGAAGATAGGAGCAAAAGTCTTTGAGGGCGATACAAGGTTCGGCTTTAAAGACCCTACGCCAGACCCCTGGACACTTGCCAGAGCGGTGTTTAAAGGGCAGCTTGCTGAGGGTATCAGCAGGTCGGTTGAGTCCCCTATCACCCCGCCATCAAACCCCACGCCGGAAGGCCCACACCTAAAAATCCGCAAGGAGCATCAAAAATTCTTCAACGGAGAAGCTACGACACCGCCTCCAGGCTATATCGTGGCATGGGCAGAGAACACCCCCAATGTGGCGGAACTTGAGTTCCGTTTCATGCCTGGGGATGAAGAGCATTGCTACGTGCTGTGGTCAAAGATAGAGGTCAAGCAAGAAGCAATCCCAGAGCTTGTTAATGACGACCATCTACCGTTTGGGTTCTAACCTACAAGGAGAACTATGAACTACAAAGAAAACGCACAAGCAGCACTTGATTTCATACAGGAACTGCCAGAAGACTCCGTAGATCTCAAGGACTACACAGTAGGACAAGCACACTGCCTTGCTGGTTGGCTACCTTACATAGAGCATTTCAAGGAACTTGGTGTAACTGCGGAACAGGAAACAGGAGCACCACGCCACCCAGACAGCTTTAACCTGCCACGATTTCTATTCAATACCACCTTGATGTTTTCAGATGGGAAGTGGGCTCCTCTGGTCCCAGACTTCCCAGAGACGACGACCGACAAAGCAGAAACAGTAGAACGTCTTAAGTGGGTAATAAACGAATGAACTACCAAGAAGCTTTCAATAAAGCCTATATAGGCGTAATCCAGCAAGGTCGTAGGAGCGGCCACGGCCAGAACTGTCTGTACCGTGACGGCACCGCCAAATGTGGGATAGGACACTTGATACCAGACGAGCACTACAAGGAAGACTTTGAAGGTGCCGGTGTCTCCTGCAATGTAGAGTGCGGCACCATGGGCGAAGCACTTGAAGCTGGCGGTTTTCCAGATGCTGCAAAGCACTTGGAGTTTCTGTCCGACCTGCAAGATGCACATGACTTTTCAGGTGATCCGTTCATCGACCAGTTTAAAGCCAAGATGGAAATACTTGCCACTAGATATAACCTGACCATACCGGAGGGAGTATGAAATTTGGAGACTTAAAGGGCAAGACCTTTAAATCCGTCATACAAGAAGGTTCAGCAATCTTCTTTACGGACATAGAAGGTAAGACTTACAAGCAGTACCATGCACAGGATTGCTGCGAAACGGTCTATATAGAGTCTATTACAGGTGACCTAGAAGACTTAGTAGGCTCTCCAATCCTTGTTGCGGAAGAGTCGCTTAAAAAGTCCGAGAGAGGAAAAGACCCCTCTCAGACATGGACTTTCTACAAACTTGCTACTGTAAAAGGTTGGGTAGATATTCGCTGGTTTGGAGAATCTAACGGTTACTACTCAGAGAGCGCCACGTTAAAGGAAATCAAATGAAAACATTGCAAGAGATGTTCAACCAAGCGTACCTGGGCGTTATTGCCCAAGGTGGTCAGTCCTCCGATGGGCTGGGCCACTGCATGTACCGTGGGCCAGAAGGACGTAAATGTGCAGTAGGACACTTACTACCGGATGAATCCTACCATCGAAGGTTGGAAGGGAAGTCTGTAGATTACGGTTCAGGAGCACTTAAACCCGCCTTGATTCAAGCGGGGATTGACATGGGAGACAAATCTACAAAAGCACTTCTAGCCAAGATGCAGTATATACACGATGCACCAGCACCTAGTGACGAACTTTTCATAGAAAGGTTCAAACTTGCTATGTCAAAACTTGCTACAGAGCATGGCCTGGAGGTACCGGAATGACACCCTATAACGCTTACTGGGCCACAAGCAAAACTTTCAGAAACAAAGGCAAGCTCTGGACTGAGGAAGAGAAAGAACAGTTACGCAGAATGTTTTGTGCTGGAGACAAGATAGAGACTATCTGTGAGTTCCTGGAACGACCCCCGGAAGGGGTAAAGGCAAAACTTGTCGCAGAAAAGTTGATTGTAGAGGCAGAGCCTACATCGGAAGATTACCACAGGCCTGATTACTACATCAATCCGAAAATTCTACCGGCTAATCCAGCTTTCCCAGCACGCTCAAGCATCTCAGAGGAACACCCAATGAAAAACATTGAACAAATCACCCTTATCGACGGTCAAGACGCATCAACTCTGACCGACACCCAAATTTTCCAGAAGATTGCCAAACTGGAAAAAGACATGGCCATGTGGAAGACCATTGAAAACCGACCAGTCAAACTGACTAAGGCCATCGCCGCCCTACAACTTGACATTGATGCACTTGTTGCTTACGTAGACGGACGGTGACCTCTCATTAGGCACCTGCCAAAAAGAGTATAAAACCGACGTAAAAGGAGCCTCGCCTGAGTCAATGGCCGGTCTAGACCCCGCTGATTCCCTCCCTGCGAGGCTCCTTTTCTAAGCTACCCCAACTTAGAAAAGGAGAAACCTTATGAAACTTCGTATCCAAGAATCGTTAATCTATGAGTTTGACGGTGCTAGTGCAACAGAGAATGGTACAGAAGAAGAAGTCAAGTCGCATTTTGACTTTCTCAAAGATACTTGCAAGAAAGCATGCTGCTGGGTAACAGTTACACACGACGAGCCTCTCAAATTCACACTTGAAATTCTCGCGCAGAAATGCACGCTTGACGAAGAGCTTATGGTAAGCCTTCTCTATTACGTCATAGAACCTGCAGATTCGTTTATTCAGTACGTATCCGCCGGTGGTGATGTAACACTAGAAGTGTGGAAGCGTGATAATCAGAAATTTTCGATTGCTCAAGTTGTTAAAGTTGTTAAAGTCGTATCAGAGCAAGGTCTGACGGAGTTCGATGACATAAGCACATTTGAGAAAGTTCTCAGAGAAAATTTGTAAAGGATCAATCATGATTGAAGTAGGGCAAGTTTTTCTAAACGGTGTTGGAGAACGTGTGGTAATAACTGGTAAAGGTGGGACAATAACCTTCCCCGTGGAGGGACTTGTAACAAGGCCTGACAAAAACCAATACCGCGAGATTTACACAGAAGAGGGTAAATTGTCAAAAGATGTGGCATGTAGCGGAGATCTTATTATGTCAAAACCTAAGTTTGAAGTAGGCAAAACCTACAAAAATCGGCAAGGGGACTCCGTTACGATCGTAAGTTTCGATAAAGATGTAAAATACTCGTTCAGGGGTGCGGTTAACGGAACTTCATATGATCAGTGCTTCACAATCTACGGAGAATACCTAGAAGGAGAAATCAACCAGCAAGACCTTGTTTTATCAGAGCAGATTTACACCAAAGCTCAAACCGAGTCAGAGCAGATTTACACCAAAGCTCAAACCGAGTCAGAGCAGATTTACACCAAAGCTCAAATTGAGTCAACCCTCAAAAAACTTGGCGTAAGTCCAACCGAATTCTTCTCAGTTATGGATGCAGAAAGACTTGAATACCTGCGGTTGAAAGCGATTTACGGAGAGTCAACATGACTAAAGAAAACGATTCATGGAAAGTCCAAATGGACAAAGAAATCCTCATAGCAGCGAGAGCCCTCATCGAGAAGCCTGAAAATTGGACTCAGGGATACATAGCACGAGGCAGTAAAAGTCAGCATGTTGACTACCTAGCCAGGGAAGCTGTTTGCTTCTGTGCGATAGGCGCTATCTACAAAAGTGCCATAAAGGCAAAGTTTGCTTACCTCAATGCTATCCGCGTTAAGCAGAAGTTTGCTGAATACATTTCGGCTAACACGAAGTATTGCTGTATTCCCGATTTTAATGACTCCAGCAGTCATCAAGAAGTCTTGGCTATGTTTGACAGGTACATAGAGACCTTGCCATAGCCATGGAAAAATTCATAAGCTGCCCGGAGTGTGGAGACTCCAGCGTAACGACGGTTAACATAAGATTAGGCACGTCCTTCGGACCTTGGTTTTGCGATTCATGTGGCTGTGGTTATAAGGGTCTGCTGGATTCTAACGGAAAGCTACACGTAAAACCAAACAACCAAAAGCGGGTGAAGACACTTGTTCTGCTGCGTTTAGATGTGATGCCACCTATTCACATTGTAGTTAAAGGTTCCAAGGTTGTACCTAAAGATTCCAAGGTTGTACCTAAAGAAAGACCTTGGGATTTCAGTAGTGATGTGTACTACTATAACGAGCACACATGCCCGTGGAATTACCTTCGTCTACCTGTTAAACGAGGAGAAGATGTAGACCCACACGGTCTTTTTGTGCATCAGGAAACTGTTCTCATGCCGGAAGGTTACGATAACAGTTTAGACAGTTACAGCGAATGGCTTGCGCTTTTTCCAAGCTTAAAGGAAACCAATCATGATTCACAAACTTGATCTCATACCTGGGCGGGTTACCGTACCAAAGAGCTGGAAACCACTCAGCGTGCAGTTGCAGGGTGGGTGTCCCATGCTGTGGTACTCGTTCGATGGAGAAGACACGATGGCCATCTACATCAAAGAGGGTTACACAGGTTGGTCAACGCCAGAAGGCACGTACCTAGGCACGACAATTAAAGACCTTGTCTCTCACTGGTATTACCAAGAAGAACTTGTCTTGCCGCAGTTGCCGCTGCTATGACCTCGGAAGACGACGTGATTAGCTGGCCCTGTGGCACTTGGTGCTACAGAACAGACCTGCCTGAGTACAGTCACAAGTCTGACGACTATCGTGTACTGAAAGCTGATTCCAGGGAGTGGCAGGTGTTCCTGGAACTCGTAGGAGAACACTAGCATGAAAGCCTCAGAAATCTTTTTAGCGGCTGCCGAGTACGTAGAAAAAAGCTCTTACGGAGCATGCTACGCTATATCCAGGGTGTACCTAAGTGACTTCCCACCAGATCACCCAATCAAGCTGAAATGCGCAAAAGACTTTAAGGGTGTGTTTGACCATTCAGGAGGGGAGTTTGCCTACTTCATGGGTCCAACACGCTTAGGTCCGGCAGAGCCGCAGGAAATTAAACAAGCTTACCAGCGAAGGGTCTACGCCCTTCTGTTTATGGCAGAAATATCAAAGGATCAAACATGAAAATGCCACTTCCCGGCCAATACTGGCCTGAACAAAACGCCCACTATGCAGGAATTGCCACAGATGGCAAGCGGCACTGGCACATTCTTGTTCCTGCAGAACAAGACCTTCCAAAGGGACCTTGGGGCGAGTACGGCCAGGATATCCCCGGCGCGCAAAGCCGCTTCGACGGCCACGCCAACACCCTGGCCATGGCCGAGGCAGGCAGCCCACTGGCCATCACCATTCGCGCCCTGCCCGGCGACTGTTACCTTCCCAGCCAGGCCGAAGCCATGCTGTGTGCAGCGACTATGCCGCAGATTTTCCAGCCTGGCTACCACTGGACCAGCTCGCAGACCTCCCGCCACTACGCCTATGTGCAGGATTTCGAGCTCGGCTACAGCTATTGGGACGTCAAGGACTTCGAGTTTCGTGCCGTGGCCGTCCGCCGGATTCTGATTGGAGAATGATTATGAATGAACACACAAAGAACTTGTTGCAGGCTTTGATTGACGGGAAGCAACTGGAATACTTTCATAATGGCAAGTGGGATAGTTGTATAGACCCTATACACATGTTATACAGCTACCTGCACAGCAACATCCGTGTCAAACCCAACACCATCAAGATCGGTGACATGGAAGTGCCTGCACCTGAGAAGGTGGCACCAGCTCTGCATACGGCGTACTGGTATCCAATCCTGAGCTGCCAAGGCTCCGTTTCTGGGGAACTAGTCAAAACATGCTGACAGCTCTAAGCAGTCCAGGCCTGTCTATCAAGGTGGGTAAGACGGAAGCGTTCATTCGTCGTGAGGGCGATTGGTACTACGCAAACTAAAAGTCAAAACCCTTAAACAAGTCCCACTAGACTTGTTTAAGCGCTTGATAACCGCTTAATCCCGCAGAACTGTTTCTGCATAACAACCTTGACAGGAAAATATCAAATGAAGATGTACATAACCGAGAAACAAGCTCGTGAACTGCTGGCCAACCGTGTAAATAGCACCTTTGACAACCAAGGCAAGCGTGTCTACAGCCGGACCGGCAAGGCTACCAAAAAGCGTATCTACGCAGAAGTGCGCCGCGCCCACGGCATTCCCCACAGCCGTAAGATCAAGTTCTTCATCGAAGATCCAAGTCGTGAGCACTACCGCGTCATCTCCGACAAACTGACCGGCGAAGCACTTGATGATGGCATGGCTGCGCCAGTGGCTGTGTCGGTTGTGGCACCGGCGGTGGCACCAGTGGCACCAGTGGCACCGAAGGCCAAGGCTCCAGCGAAAACTGCAGCACCGAAGGCCAAAGCGCCAACCAAAACCGCCGCAAAAACGGCCAAACCTGCGGCGAAAGTAGTCAAAGCCCCTGTGAAGGCGGTTGCTACGGCTAAAACGGTTGCCAAAGCCCCTGCAAAGTCGGTGACCAAAGTCAAACCTACGGTCAAAGTGGTGAAGCCTGCAGCTAAAGCTGTGAAGCCGGTTGCAAAACCTGTCGCCAAGAAGACCGTCGCCAAGAAGAGCAAGTAAGCCAGTTTAGCGGGTAAAGTTTCTATGTGAGGTTTCACACCCACTACCTGCTCCACCCTCAACCAAGGTGAGAACATGCCAACAATTCAAGACGAGTTACAAAAAGTGCGCAAGGTCATCGGTAGCAAACCCTTGACTGAACAAGTGTGGTTGTATTTGCGTGACAACCCCAAGAAGACTGCGGCCCAATTGGGGCCTATCTACGGCAGTGGTACGCACCAAGTTCTCCATGTTTTGGAGAAGCGGAAGATGGTAAACTCCGTACTTGAGAAGCGTTTCACCGGCGCAGGCCCTAATGCGCTAGGTCGGCAGCAAGTCAAGGTCTATTCAGCACTGGGCCGTGAGTATGAACTGCTTCCACTACCCAAAAAGCCTTCTGCCAAAACCCCGAAACAAGGATTCCCCTTTCCCTTGCCCGTTTCTCCACCTGTTATTGCCTCGCCCCAGGCAAACCTACCAGCAAGTGCCCCACCTAAGCCCGCCGACCAAAAGGAACCAATACATCAAACGCTTGATTCCTGGACACTAGCGGAAGCCTTCCAAGCCTGGAAATACCTCGAAAGCAAGTTCAACTCGAAAGCCAGTCATGAATAACGAAGACAAAATGCACTCAAGTGCTGCAAAACTTGATATGATTGTACGTCTTTTGAAAGACACCCACCTGAAGAATACAGAGTATTCACACGCTTTTTTAGTTAATCAAGCACTAAACAACATCACCAATGCGCAGATTCTTTTGACACAGGTACAAAAAGTGCTGCAAGAAATTCGCACCTAAGAATAAGCGCCGGTAACTCAGCGGTTAGAGTTGTGGCCTCATAAGCCATCGGTCGCAGGTTCAAATCCTGTCCGGCGCGCCAACTACTGCCCTTCCTATAACGGATAATAGACGGAGCTTCTACCTCCACAATGCTGGTTCGATTCCGGCAGGGCAGACCAAACTCTCAGCATAGTTCAATGGAACGAACAAGTGCCTCCTAAGCGCTAGATACAGGTTCGATTCCTGTTGCTGAGACCATTCCAGATTACACCCACCGAGCAGCAATGCTCAACTTTAAAGGAGAGATTCATGTCTATAAAAGAAGCCTTAAGCGCTAAAATCGCTACTGAGGAAGATTGGCTAAACCACAAGCGTTCCTGGTCGGTGAGAGATGTGCCACTGTACACAAAACTTACTGGGGGTAGTGCTATCTGCCCCTGGTGGGTAGAGAGAGAGAAAGAGCGAATCACGCGAGGTGTGTACGAATCTACCCATGTGACGGAGTTTCTCAACACCTTGGGGCAGTTCTGCCTACATGTTTCTAGCCTGGATAAGGCCCTGGTGGCTTTCACACCAGACGCACGCAGCGGTGAGGCAGATCGTCAACAGCAAATCTCACTGGGCCGCTTCATTGTCCGTTACTTTCCTTTCTACAAAGACGAGTACGTACAAGAACTTGTAGCAGAGCACCTTGCTGATATGTCTACAGAACTGGAGTTGTTGACAGGTGCAGAGGCTATCAAGAACGCCTACCTGACAGGCCCAAGTTCCTGCATGTCGAAGCAGTTCCCTCATCTATCGCATCACCCAGTAGAAGCCTACGACGCTCCAGGTATCTCTTTGGCGGTTATGCGTGACAAAGACGGCAACATCAATGCGCGAAGCCTGGTTTTCGATGGGCCAGGAGGTCGTTCTTATGTCCGTGTTTATGGGGATGCAAAGCTGCTGAAACGCTTAGAGCGACTTGGTATCCAACGCAGAACTATGGTTGGGGCAAAGTTTAAGGTTATCCCTCTTAGACAGGAAGAAGACAACAATGAATTTATCTTCCCATATCTAGACTCAGGAGGCACCGACCCAAACGTAGTTCGGATAGACAATGAACTTGTACAGGTCAGTGCCAAAACCTTGCTGGCTGTCAGGAGTATTAAATATAATGCAGGTGTCAGTGGAACCAGTGCCTCAGGTGTATTAAGACTTGAGAACATTTCATCAGCTGACTTTATGCAGCAGGACTACATTACAGGGGAGGTCTTTTCCACTCTGTTGCACAAAGCAGAACAGATTTACCATTTAGGTAAGATACGTTTTGTGCAGAAATGTAACGTACCGCCTGCAGCCAAGGTGGCAAGAGTGTTTGTAAATGAAAGCACCTTTAAGGTGCTGTGCCTGGACGAGACGTTTGAGCACCGGGAGCGTTCATACAGGTCCTTGGAACACTACATAGACACGCAGGAAATGCGGCAGCGCTTGGGTTTTGTGAAGTTGAGCGAGCTTTACTACCCAGGAGAGCAAGGTTGGGTAGAAAGAGAAAATGTCATAACAACTGGCGAAGGGTACCTAAAAACATCTGATGTTGTACACCATGTAAGTGGGAATGCAGATTTTGTAGTTATGCACCATTCTAGAGTCCAAAAGGGTTGGACACAGGTACATAGTGCAGATAGTAAGATCAAGGCTTATGTTTCTGACAAGACCTGCATTCGCCGCACAAAATCAAACCGTAAAGTTGTACCGGGTTACAGCGGTGTAGTTGAGTTGTGGGATGGCAATTATGAGTTCTTACGTAACACGGAGAGTGTTACTATCTTTAATAATACTTTCTATTACCTGAAAGGCAAGCGACCCGACACGGAACCAGGATCAGACCTGTGGCGCAGAGCCCTCACACTGCGAGCCAATAGCTACTCCAGCGTTGAGAGGGGTGTCGTAGGAGCGTTGGCAAACCTTGGCTACGATGACCGAGTAAGGGTTGACGACCAGATGATCTACATGTCTGGCACCAAATCAGCGCAACTGATTAGAAAAGCGCTTCACATTCTGCAGAAGCAACTCCGAGAAAGGTACCCAGAAGCGAAGGACCACTTAGAAGTATTCCGGTGGTACAACCTACATATGGCGGAAACTTCGCCTGAGTCTTACGATAACCAAGGCAATGTAACTACTACGAAAATTGAAGTGCCAACTGAATTGGCAGAGTTGACACAAACAATTATTAATGAACATGCCCAAACGAAAGCATCAAATGACCAACCAGAAACTGACCTCACCCCTGCAACCAGCTACAACCTCCCAGGCGGCACCCTCAATCCCGTCACCATCCGTGCCACAGTCTAAAGAGTTGCTAGACCCCCTGCTGCACCGGATTCTCAGTACACGGCGCTGCCACGGTAGCAAGGGTGATACTGACTTTCGTATCTGGCTGCACGCTTACATCAAGTCCCTGGGGTACGTCCCAGAAATTCGTGTGGAAGGTGTAATCACGGCTGTTACAGACCCAAAGAGTACCACGCTATTTAGCTGCCATGTGGATACCTGCCACAGTGCCAAGGAGAGCGATGGCACGCAGCAAGCACTGGCATTTGACCCTACTATGGGACACTTGATGCTGCTGGACAAGAAAACGTCTGGTTGCCTCGGTGCTGACGATGGTGCGGGTATCTACATCATGTTGAAGATGATGGAAGCCAAGGTTCCTGGCTCTTATATCTTCAATACAGGTGAAGAGAAGGGCGGCATTGGGTCACGAGCTTTCCTGGCTAAAAACCAAGCGTGGCTGGAAATGTTTGACCGGGCTATTGCCTTTGATCGTGCAGATAACTATGAGGTGATTTGCACACAAGGTGGCTCACCATGTGCCTCTGTAGCTGCGGGAGAGGCTATCGCCAAGGCCTTTACAGACCTCGGCCTACCTTATGAAGTCTCGCACAGGGGTTCATTTACTGACACAAAGATTTACGCTAAAGCAATTCCTGAGTGTTTCAACATGGGGGTAGGTTACATGGACCAACACACCCCTAACGAATATCTTGATGTGGACCACCTTGAGGCGTTTGTCGCTGCTGCAATCAAAGTGAACTGGGGCAAGATTCCTACAGTACGAAAGATTGCAGTAGAGCCGCCGTACCAGCGAAATATGTTCAATGAAGACTTCTACGGATTACTTGATACCAGAGCAGGCGGAAAGACAAACTCTCCTTTTAAGGCTCCTGTATCTAAGCCTGTCGTGCCAACCCTTTCACTTATGGAGGAGTTGGAGCAATACACTTATGAGGATTTTATAGCACTTGTTGAGGAAGAACCCACCATTGCGTCTGACCTTTTATGTCTGCTTTTTGCCAAGAAGAAAGCGTTGCAAATGGAAGTTGACGTACTGAATCGGTTCTTTACGTAATGTCAGTTCACCTCCACCAAGAGGGTTACATCGAGATTACCGATCTCGGTGTAACACTGCGGACACTGCTGGCTGTCGCTGCGCAAGGTTACCAAACGCAGCAGCGCAGAAAGTGGAGCATCAAGTATAAAGGTGCTGTAATCGGGTGGTTGCAGGTCAAAGATGACCATTTAAGATTAGTTAAAGGAAAACGCCGTGACGTTAATCTCACACCCGAAACAGGAAACCTTGGTATCTGACTGTGAAACTTAAAGAGTACAAGGGTGAGAGGCCTGTAGTTGTAGTTACCTCATCAGGTGCTAAAGTTGCAGGCTTCTTCTCCATTAAAGCAGCCCTACCAACCGCCACAGAGGGGAGAGTTCGTCACATACTGGTGATGAAACACTCTATGTGGGCTATTCATTCATCATATTACAAAGGTAAGAAAGTAAAGACTTATGAAATTCATCAAGAACCTGTTCAACCCTAGCGTGGAAGTTTTGGTAGGCAAAGAGCTGGAACGCTGCCAAGTAGCCCTACTGCAGGCTTATGGGACACTTGAATCTTGGCAGGCTCAAGTTACGATGCTGGAAGCTAAGATCAAAAGACTTGACATACAAAAACAGGCTTTCGCTGCGGCATCTGGACTTGTCGGCGAGTTTGAATTGAAGGTGGCGGTGGAAGAGCCAACCCTTCTCCGGGAGGCCAAGCAAGGCTTTCAGCGTGCCAGTAAGATTACAGAGCCCGTGACCAAGCTCCAAGCAAAGAAGCCTGCAAAGGCCCCTGACCAGACCGTCTGACGTATGTGGAAAATACGCAACAGGTCTCCCCCCAGAAATAGTTTGAAAAATTTTCCCTGACTCTAGTTTTTCGTTATACTACGTACTTCAACCAACCAAAAGGATTTCCCAAATGTCTATCGTTACTCAAGTCGCCAAAATGCCAGCCCTGGTCCGCATGTCCACCAAGGGCTCCAAGTATGACTTCTCGGCCCTGGTTGCAGGTTCCGATGAAGCCGTGCTGGAAACCGAAGTGGTGGATGCCGCTAAGGTCCAAGCACGCTTGACCAGCGCCCTGTCGGCCTACAAGAAACGCACCGGTGACAAGAGCAAGTTCACCGTCCGCCCTGTGCCCGGTGAGAATGGCACCATCGTGGCAGTTGGTGTGTGGAAGCTGGCAGACGCTGTGGTGGCTCCTGCCGCTGAGATTGCTCCAGAAGCTGAGACTGCTCCTGCCGCTGAGATTGCTCCTGCCGCTGAGATTGCTTCGGCGGAGTAAGAACCCAGAGCGGTGTAATGGCACCGCAGTCCTAAGCAGGGCTTAGGTACAGCTAGATAGGTTTAGCCATAATCCTCCCGCCTAGCTGTAGACAGTCCCTTAAACAAGGGCTGTCACTTTAGCAGTCATGACTATTTGCCAGGGCATCACCCTCTTGTGCGCAGATCTAGAAAGATTGCTAAAGTGACAGAATGCAATATTTTGTTTCCCGACTTAGCTCAGTGGCAGAGCGGCATTAGTTGCGCAGCTAGTGTGCGTCGCAGGTTCGATTCCTGCAGAAGGGGCCACAGATTCCGCGTAGTAGCTCAGTAGGTAGAGCAACAGGTACATCCCCTGGAAGACACTGGTTCAAGGCCAGTCTACGCAACCACCTTCAACATCCCGACTTGCGGTTTAGCTCCGCAGGTACAAACGTCTGTACTTACCACATAGACTACCCAAACACTAAAGCAAGCTGCTTCATGCTAGCGGGGTTAGTTGAAACTTTAAAAAGAGAGAACCATGAATTGCAAACGATGCAACAAACCCATTATCCTTGTGCCCTCTGCAACTGAACGTGCGAAAAAGTTTGGAGGTCGTCCAGAGGACTACATCCGACTGTTCCAGTACCACAATGAATGCCAACTTGCTTTGCGCAGAGAACAGACTCAGATTTTGATGAAGGAGTTAGCATGATTATCTCTCAAGCAGTAGTAATTAATAGGGCTGAAAAAGCTGCAATTGAAGCACTATCGGGCGCAGAGGTACATAACCCTTACCCGGTCTGGTCAGGTGCTGCCCTGCTCTGGAAAGAAGCATTTGAAAGACTTCTGAGTGAGTCTTGCTATGCGGAGTAAGTTACTCATGTGCTACGTAGTAGTACAGATCATCTCGGCTGTTTATGTATTTGCCAACTACCACAAAGAACTTGGCAAGGTCTACGCCAAGGGCTACCAAGCAGGGACGGCTTCTGTAGATCTAAAGAAGATTCTGAAAGAAGATCAAGAGTTAGCTAACAAAGCTTGTTATTCCTGGTGGTTTAATATGGACCACAAACAACGCAAACTGGAGAAGTCATGAACCTGGTCTTCGATCCTACAAAGACGATGGATGAGAACATTAAGGCTTTACGAGAAGTAGCAAAGAAACTGGACAATCGGCTGGCTAGCCTTAACAAGGAATTTCCAACTACAGGTCAGGAGACGTACTGGTTTCCTGCTAGTGTGAGCCCAGTACACAAAGGACTATATCAAAAGTTGTTTGAGGTGCAGAGTAAAAAAGCTGTACGCTGGGCGTGGTGGGATAACGGTTGGTTCTATTCGCACTCCTCAAAGGAGTGGGCATTAAGAAATTCTCTGAGAGAAAGAACAGGAGAAATACAGGGTTTTGCGTGGCGTGGTTGCAAGGAGCAGAAATGACTACAGAAGAGATCGAAGCTTTGCAGGTTCTACAAGACCTATTAGACGCATGCAGAGCGTTAAGCAAACAATACACTCTTCTGGTTAACATGAACTTGACAGAAGTCACGGCGCTTTGGAAAGAATGCCCTACGGTGGAAGAACTCCAAAAACGCCTGGAGCAGCTATGCACTTCGCCCTAAAGAAGACCGCAAGGTGTACACTTATGGGGCCTCTTACTCATGCGATAGTCAAGAGACCTGACATGTCTCAGCATTCGCAAAGACCAGTATGGCAGTCGTCAGGTCTGTTACGACCACGTTTTCCCTGCTCCCTCAGGGATGTGAGACATACTGCTACCCTCTATAGAAGAGGGTAGCAGTAAAATGAACCTTATTTATAAGGACTCCCGTGGCTGTCTTAGACTTTTTGCGCCAACTCCGAGGTGTGAATACGCCCTACCTTGGTGCGTACACAACGGCAGAAATTGCCACCATTAACGCAGCTATTGCTAGTGGTGGTTATGCTCCTGCGTTAGGCTCTCACTGCGTAAACAGTGATACGGGTGTAACATTCACGCTTCGAGGCACCGGTACTGGTGGAATCTTGGTGGATGGGGATGGGAATTTGTCTGCGTATGTGGATTTCACAACAAAGACAAATGGTGCACCGCCCAGTTTTTTGGACACTGGGCAGGTGGCTGACTACACATTCAATGCGACCGGCCGGACCCCAATTATCAACTCAGGGCGGTTGATCGTAAATAATCAGGCTGGCGCTGGCTCAGGCGGATTGGCCGACTACTATCAATCACAGCAGTCAGGTCCGGTTGGCCGGGTTGTTTGTTCATGGACCATGCCTGCCGGTTCTGATGACGGTAACGGAAATACGACTTATGCAGCATGGGATGGTATTTACGAGGGCGGTGGAACTAACGTACCCAAGTCTTGGTTGCATATGTCGGTCATTCCGGGAACCGGGGCTACCGGGCAAGCCAAATGGTTTGTCTGTAATGGCATTGGCAATCTATTTGTTGTCAAGACTCAAAACTTTACAAACCCTGCTGCTGACGGCGTAACCCATGGATTTGCGATTCCATACTGGATGCCACATCAGGCATTGCTTACACAACGCTGCCTGATGGATCGCAAATGACCATCACGGATGCTGAAATTGCCGCTATGTGCGGGGTGCTGGCAATCAGTGTTTTTAAACTTTCTGATGTGCCATCAAGTGTTTTGATGTGTGAGCATTTTTGCTCGGCAGGTGCTAGCACCGCGAAGTTTGCCGGGTTCACAAATCTGTCAGGAGAGCTTGTAGCCAGCTTACCAGCAACATACAAATCAGAAGCAGAAACTCCACTAAGTGCTGCGCGTAAAACTGCAGCACTTAGGTCTGGAATCCCACCAGCACCCGTTGATACCATCTACTCACCCACAACCGCCCTATCCGTCGCGACAACTACTTCGGCGGCAAATATTGACGCGACAAACGGCAAGATTACGACAGTGGCTGGACCAACTGGCAAGGTCATTTTTCAGGTTTCGGTCTATTACGAGTGGACTGCAAATGATGTGCTTTTTATGCGCATGGCTGGCACGCAAAGCACTACTACACGCGCAGCAGCCGTTGGTATTTCAGGACAAAAAGGCGTGGTAAGCATGACCACCGAGATGTCAGGGTTGACTCCTGGTCAAGCCGTCACTGGCACGATTCAGCAGTGGACTGTGATTGCTGGATCGGCAACTGCGAAAGCAGGTGGAGCAGGCGGCGCAATGGTTCCTCCGCTGGCTATTGTTGCCATTCCTGCGTAATTCCCATCTCCCTGCCGGACACCACTTGAAAGGATCTGACATGTTGAATTTGTTTCGCACCTGGCTGGCCCGACGTCGCTGCCATCACACCTGGGATGAGGGTGTACGCATCAACATGGGCATGGGCAAGATGTTCCGCTGCACCAAGTGCGGTAAGTCCAGTTTCGTCTGATCCCATACTTGTCGGGAAAACAGCAAACCAGTTATCCGGTATTCCCAGATAACTGGTTTGATATAGGAGAAATTATGAGCGTACTCTCTACTCTTTTTCCAGGAGTCAGTTTGATTGACCTGTTTCCAGAAGCAAAAGCTTCTGTAGCTGCTGCCCTTAGCAAAGAGCAGCAGCTATTTGTTTCATCCGCCCTGGGCGAGTTTCAGGTGTTCTTGGAGACAGAACAAGGGCGGAGCGCAGTGAAACAATTTGTAACATCCTGGCAGGACTCTGTAAAAGAAAAAGGGGCCTAAGCCCCTTTTTCTAACATTAGCAAACCGTAACGAGGTTTTAATTTACCTTTGTGTTTGCTGCTGATTGGGTCCCTGATCCCACCATAGTGCCGCTGTTGAACGTTACCTGTCCCTGACGCACCACCTGAATATCATTTGCCAAGTTACTGACAGTAGCAGCTAGGTTAGCCAAGATTTGGAACTGTTGCTGCTGTTGGTTTTGCGTCTGCATTTGCTGCGCATTTGCTGTGTTAGTGTTCGTGATATTAATTTCTGTCTCACGACTACGTAGTACAGCATTACGTTCCAGCAAAGCCTGTTCAGCGACAGTTAGCTGACGTTGCAGGTTGGCAACATTCTGATCATTCAGCGCAGAGATGATCTCCTTGGTGCTGGCGTTGATGGATGCAGTAACCGCAGTTTGTGCATTTTGAGTAGCTGTCAGATTTGCCACACCGAAAGCTGCAATGCTTTCTTTAGTTGCAGCAGCACTGTTCAAAATGTTAACATTTAGGTTGTTTTGAGAGGCCAAAGACGACGCTATGGCATCTGATACAGACTTGGTAATACTGGCCTGACCAGCCAGCAAACCTAGTTGGTTCATAGTAGCCTGGCTTGTCAGTGAAGCCTGTGTACCTGCAAGAGCAAGTTGGACTTGACCTTCCGCCAAGGGTATGGACGCTTTAATGTCCCCAAGGGACTGCATCACGGTAGTATTATTTTGGGTGTCCGTCACCTGGGCAAGACTTGAGGCAAGTAGTGCAGGAGTGACAACACCACCCCCAGCGCCGTCCTGCCCAAGCAAGCCGCCACGATTGAGCAGCACGCCGCCCAAGACTCCGCCCAGCAAACCGGCACCAAGGCCCCCACCCATAGCCGCCCCCGTGTTTCCCATCCCACCTGTTAGCAGGGGGATCATGCTAGCGGCAGGGTTGCCATCAAAAATGTTTTTAACGCTGACAGGTTCTGACATGGTTTTTCCTTCAATGGTAGTACGTAATTCCTCAAATCGCGCTTGACTTTTGTCTTCGTGCGTTTTGAGGTCCGAGAGGACAGCCTCAAAAGTCATAGTTACCTCCTAGTCCTGAGTGATAAAATTCAGAACAAACTAATAATAGGGCAGGAGACGTAATGCAAAATATTTCGCAGGACGAAAGTAACCCAGAACCTGTTACGCAGGCCGGAAGACCCAGACTAAACCCATCACAAGACTGTGCAATGGACAACTACAACGCAAGAATTACATCATGGCATGCTAGAGCAGCTAGAAAAATAGGAGGAGGAAACCTATCTGCGGGCATAAGACTTGCCATCGAGACAGCATTTTCACTTATGAATGAGATAAAATGAATACACCACAGACTTCAACCAAAGGAGATAAATGAGCGACCCAAAGCACCCGACTAACCCTGAATGGGTAATGTACGACCCACTTGAGAAAGCCCCGCCACGCGGAGAGAACCTGCTTGTACTAACCTGTGGTGGAGTTCTTGTCCCAGGTCCCTGGCATGATGGCGCACTTGCATGGTGCTATAAACCCGTAATCCCTCACTCAGTCAAAGAAAGAATGAATGCCAGTCAGCAAAAGCCGGAAAAAGAGTTACAGCCCTACACGAACTTTACAAAAACTAGCTATCGCTAGAAGTCGTAAAGCATCATTAAGCAGCCAAGACGTGCTGCAGCTAAAGCTAACAAGTAACTCAGCCCTCAAGCTCGTCCTAGAAGACACTGCAACGGTCACAGATTACACTCTACTGCAAGGTGCCTTCACCGTTGCAGTTATGACCTCTAAGATGTTCTACGCAAGTCACCTGAGTGAGTTGAGTACGGCGCTGAGTTTAGTTACAGAAGCTGTGGTCTACTTAAACAGTGTAGATCAAGGTCGTGCGATGATGGAGGAGCACGAGAAAGAGCTTCTTATTCAGACTTGTGCAGTGCATGATGCACAACTTGACAACATGACTAATGAGGACTTGCGCAAGGTTCTCAAACGATTGGATTCAGAACTCAAACATAAGGCTAAAAATGTTTAAACCTATGCGAAGTTGCGCTCCCAGTGACAAGTATGCGCTAAGGTTCCCCATCCTTGCGTCTAAAAAACTAGATGGCATTCGTTGCGTTATCCACGAAGGTAAGGCAATTACCAAGAGCGGCAAACCTATACCCAACAAGTTCATTCGTGACTGGCTGGAGGCCAGCGTACCAGATGGTTTTGATGGGGAACTACTTGTAGGCAACCCTGCAGACGAGGGTGTTTATGGACGCACATTCAGTGCAGTCATGAGTCACGCAGGAGAGCCAGAGTTCAGCTTCCATGTGTTTGACCTTGTGAATGAACCCAAACTAAACGCGGCTGAGAGGTCCGTAACTCTGGCATTTAAGGTGAATGCCCTGCAACAGCCTCGGGTAGTTTTGGTAGAGCAGTTTTACTGCTCCAACCAAGCCGACGTAGATAGTTATTACTCCCAATTTATTGAGGAAGGTTACGAAGGCGCAATCCTCAAAGACCCTACAGGCCCTTACATTCAAGGTCGTAGCACCGCTAAGAATCAAATCCAATTGAAACTCAAGCCCGAAAGTGACTGGGAAGCTCGTATCCTTTCAGTGTATGAAGCTGAGACCAACAACAACGAAGCCTACACCAACGAGGTGGGGGAGACCAAGCGTTCAACTCATGCGGAGAACAAGGTCGGTAACGGCATGTGCGGTGGCTTTATTGCTACAGACTTAACCACAGGCCTGCAAATAAGAGTTGCAGCAGGTCGTTTGACGCACCCAGAACGTACCGAGATCTGGAACAATCAAGCTGCTTATACAGGGCGCTTAGTCAAGTTCCGTAGCATGAGCTACGGCACTATGACTAATGGCCAACCACGGCACGGCCGCTGGATTGGTTGGCGAGCACAGGAGGATATGTAATGTTTGTAGTTATAGCAGGTGACATGTGGGCGCGCTACGTGGGGAGTGTGCAATCAGACGTAGTTCAGGTCACGGAAGACTACTTTACATCTAAAGCAGATAAGTTGCAGATGTTGGAAAATTTCAGAAAGGAGGGATTTAGTGCAGACAGTACAGGAACTATTCCAGCAATTGAGTAAATTCTACTGGAGTCCCAAACACCCATCGGAGTATGTGTTAGACACCCCGGCAGGAAGGCACGGCATAGGAGCCATAGCACATCTTGATTATGCAGCTTTCAATCTAACGTGGGCAGCTAAAAGAGGTGTAATAACCACTTCTGCCGATCACGTAGAGGCCTGTAAATACTTTCGTATGGCTCATGTATTTGTAAATCAAGTTCAGATTAAAGGAGAGCCACTAGAGACCTGGATAACGTTACTTAATCAGGAACAATTCATTCGCTTGGTGGACGAGAACCTAGGAGACTTGGACCCACAGACTACTTATGTACTGGAATCCTGCAGATGACTTATAAATCTTATACGGAGTTTGATGCAGCCACAGGCTTCTCCGCTAAGGCTGGATTTCAACTAACTGAGATACAACAGAAAGATGCTGAAACAATGGTACAATGGGGTAGAACCCTGTGTACCTATGAGGTTGGAGGAGGTAAAACCGTTCTATCAACCGTAGTTTCCTTGATGTTGGGATCTAACGTTACTGTAGTGACAGTTCCACCAATCCTTATCAGACCCTGGGTGAGGTGGTTGCAGAAAGTTTCTGAGCGGGTAGTCCAGTACCAAGGCAAACCTACTTACAGGCAAGGTTTAGACCTTTCAGAAGCAAGGTGGGTTGTCTGCTCCCACGCAATTTTTAGGGATGACTTCGGGAGACTTGATACTGCACTACGCAACAGGCACCCTGAATTAATCGTGGATGAAGCTCATGGAATAAAAAACCCCCAATCCGTACTATTCAAAAAAGTGCAAAATCTGTCAGCAGGTAATTCTCTGCAGATGTTGACAGGCACCCCTACGTCAAAGCCTGCAGATGCCTACAGCTACATCAAGCTCAAGTCTCCCCAGCTTTACCGAAGTGTGGGTCACTTTGAGCGGTTGCATGTAGAGGAACGAGACTTCTTCGGCTCCGTCACTAAGTGGCGAAACCTTGACGTACTGGCAGAAAACTTCGCCATTCATCGCATCTCTAGGACTAAAGAAGAGATTCACGGATATAAGAACGACCCAATCTACCCAGACTGCACTTATCAACTTTCGTCGCAACATAAGAAATTGTACGAAAGACTCGTGGATGAGCAGTTGCTTTTGCTAGATGATGGAACAAAGATCGACGCTACAACGGCGCAGAGGCTTTACCATAATTTGCAACAGATTATTATCAACTACGACTACTTTAGTGGAGACGCTACAAACAAGTCAGCAGGTTACGAACTACTTGATTCTGTTATAGATCAAACAGCCTGTGAAAAAGAAGGTAGGTCTAAACTTATTGTCTGGACTCTTTACAAGCTGACAAGTCGTAGTGTTCTAGCCTACCTAAAAGATAAAGGAATCCAGGCTGTAGCTGCTTACTCAGAAGCCGACTCGCAGAAATCCATTGACCTATTTATGGATGACCCTGCGACAAGGGTTCTTGTGGGTCAACCACAGAGCTGCGGTGCAGGACTAAACCCTCAAGGTGTTTGCTGGGAGTCTCTGTTCCTGGAGACTAGCACTACACCTCTACTGTCTAAGCAGAGTTTGGGCAGACTAGATAGAGTAGGGCAGTTAAAAACGCCTACTCAAAGGTTCGCAGTAGCCGAAGGCACTGTGCAGGTAGAGCTTCTACAGCGACTTTTCGCTAACGATGACTTAGTTTCCAAAGTGGAGAGGACAAAAAAGAATCTACGTGACATGCTGCTGGGTAGGCTGTAGGGAGTAGAATATTGACTGCATTTTCTTTGGATTTTCATGATAGACAACACAAAGGGCCTTCTCCAAGGTCCAGTTGATGGCTGCATAAGCCTATCAACCTTAACACCTGAGCAACTTTCCAGGTGGGAATCCTGCAGAGCCTTTCACCGCTTTGCAGGATTCCAGCAGAAAGAGATTCTCCTCTATCGTCTGCTATTTGGTCAACCCTATATACAAGATGTGCTGACCTGCGTAGATCTCCAAGTCTCTTTACGTGAGGGACTTGAGTCCACATGGAAGGATAGACAAGGTAGGTTCCTAAACCTTGGCTATTCTCCTGTGGAGTTGGCGGAAGGGTGCTTTGTGTTTCACCCACAGAACTCACTTGTAACTTACTTGGAGTACAACGGAAAGTACAATGCCCGGTTTGCCTTGCACTGTAAGACCAAACTCGCCCCAAGGGACCGACACGAGGGGGTTAGTTATCTGGTTGAGAGGGCTATTTTCACAAAGAATTTTCCAGGAGTAATCTAATTGTTCTTCTATTACCAGCCCACAGGTGGAGACGAGAAATGGATACCGATTCAGGAAAACAGGGCACATGAATTTAACACTATACGCCCCACTTTCGTAACTGTACTTGCGATAGACACACTACTTGACGATCGTCCCACAAGGGAAGAGACTGAAAAAGCACGATATTTGGGTAGTTTGTACTTTGACCTAGACGCAGAAGATATTGAAGACTCTATCGCAGGTGCCCAACAACTTTTGGCACGGCTGATAAAGGAAGGTCTGGAAGAACAGGACATTCAGATTTTTCTGAGTGGTAAGAAGGGTCTTCATCTTCTAGTACCTATGGGTTGCTTTGTTGAAAAGCCCGCGCCTCAAGTTCGGTTGCCTGCCATATACAAGGAGATGGCTTTGCGTTACGCTGTGGATACACTTGACCATAAGGTGTACACAGCACGTAAGGGTCGTATGCTTCGCACTCCCTATAACATACGGGAGAATGGTAACTACAAGGTCTCGATCACAGCGGAGGAGTTGCGCTCACTAACTGGAGAAGGCTACTCTACACTGTGCAAAGTTCCAAGAGTTTTCAGCGTTCCACCTCCGATCTTCCGGCCCACGTTCGCACTAGAGTACCTTTCAGCGAAACAAAAAGCCCTGTCGGTCAAGCAGAAAAAGACAAAGCCAGTCGATCTAGCTGCGCTTCAATCTCATGCCCCTACAGTGCAGCAGGTTATGCGAGGTGAAAACCTGGCAGACGTAGGCTTCAACAAAATAGCTATTCAATTGGCCTTGTATGCTCGTGAAAGCAACATGAGCGAAGATGCCCTGGTAGAAGCGTGCGCTGGGTTAATCTCCAATCACGAGTCTGACGGTAGTAGGTACAACTCCCCAGCTAAACGTGAAGGTGAGTTGCGTCGGATGTTCTTCTACGTGGAAGATAACTTTGCCTATGAGTATGCTTTTGAACCAATCAAGGCACTTGTTTATCGGGCACCTACCATTACGATTAGTGAATCTGGAGAGGTAACTGACAGTGCAACTTTCAGTTGTGGTGTCACTATCAGCGGCAACTGCTATACAGTCAGCAAGGGTGATGCCGGTGACATGGCGATTAGCAACTTTCTCTTTACAGATGTAAAGAAGTTAATCGCAATAGCAGATGAGCAGATTACGGGTCTTGTAGCTACGATGCAAGGTCTGGGAGGCACTATCAAGATGCTGCCCTCTACTTTTGCAGGTTCTTCTAATTTAAACGCCGCAGTCATGCCTTTTGGCGGTTCATTCACAGGGACTGATAACCACGCCAGAGGTCTGTATCAAATCATGTTAAAAGCCGTAAGTGAAACCAAGTACCTGATAGACTCCGAAGGTCTGAATCTGGTGAGTCTAATCAAGCACCCGAACCCAGCCCTTAAAGAACCCTTTGTTGTATGGGCAGATAACGAGGGTGTCAAGTGCCCACAATGGGTCACCGATCTGGGTATTGAGTTTGAGTTCCAAGGTTTCCCGACCCCCGAAGGCGTGCTTGAAACAGACCTGACTAAGGCCCCAAACTTAGACGAGTTCCTGTCTGTAGAGGGCAATAAGGAAGAGTTGACGACTATGTTGACAGCTCTTTTTACCTGTCAGACACCAGAGGTAATAGGCAAGCTTCTAGGCTGGATGACTGCTTCTTTTTGGAGGCAGCTATTGCACCACGCACACGGACAGTTTCCATTGCTGCACGTATATGGTACAGCAGGCTCTGGAAAGTCCTCAATGACTGAGGACTTCCTAAGCTTGTTCTACTACAAGAAGCGCCCTGTAAGTGTAACTCCATCGGGTACTCCCTTTGCCTTCTTGGCACTTGTTGGAGGTAGTGGCTCTATCCCAGTTATGCTGGATGAGTACAAGCCCTCTACGATGAACCGAGAGGTGTTGGAGAAGTACCGGGCGACCATGCGGGATGCCTACAACATGAAGACGACTTCTCGTGGTGGTGGCAGCAGAAACAAGGAGAACTACGCTGCTCTCAACCAGATCGTCCTAAGCGGCCCTATCATTTTTATGGCGGAAGCTGTGGAAACCGAAACGGCTATCATGGAGCGTATGGTACTGGTAACCCTCAAGCGCCCCAGCGCACTTGTATCTGCGAAAGCCTACAGTGTTTACGAAAAGTTCCACTCTCGCCGCCAGATTCTGGCTACGTTAGGCTTGACCTTAGCGGCCCGTGTTGCGAAACATGCTACGGTTACCAACGTAGCAGAAGAGTTCAACAGAGTTTATGCCTGGGCACGTGACCGACACATGCTGCGAACTACAGACGGAGCTTTAGTAGCTTCTGGAGAAATGGACGAAATTGAGTACACTCGCAGAGCAAATAACAAGTTGCGGAATGTTTACAACAACTCAGTAGCCTTGTTTGGGTTGCATAAGTTCAAGCGTCTGTTGCGGGACATTTATGCAGAAGAGTTTGAGCCACTGTTTGGTGAGATATTTCTAAAACTTGAACCTGCAATCTTTAACGGGTTGGAAGTTATGGCTAAGAGTACCGTACCAGAATACATCAAGATTCTGACAAGTTTCTCTGACATGACTCGGTTGCCAGTTACGCACCCTTACCACTTGGAGGATAGCTTTGAATACAATTTAACCGAAGTTGGCGGAAAAGGCGTACTTGTTTTGGTGCCTCGGGCATCTTATGTCAAGTATTGCCTCTACACCAAACACCAAGGCCAGACACCCTTGTTCCCTAGCGAAGCAGCCTTTGCCCAGGCTATGCTAGACGTACCACAGTTCATACAGAAGTCCTCTGGTACACAGAGGATGGCTGTAGAAACAGTGGTGCTAGACCTTGATGGGCTGTACCGGGCGGGCGTGCCCAAGTTCATGGGCAAAATACAGAAACTAGCAGTTTAGCCTTTGTGCTAGAATGTAGGAAATCCAGTGTTTGCTGGTTGACAGGCCGGAAAGAACGGCCAAACAAAAATGGAAATTACAAATGTCTTTGCTGAAAAATACCCCTGCTTTCGAGTCCGATGATGCTGCTGGTGTGGCCGAAGCCTCTGCCGCTGCCACCTCTGCTACTCCTACTGCAACTGCGGTGGCCGTCGCTGCTCCTGCCGCCCTGGCGGTCTCCAACAAGCTCGACATGAAAGTGCTGGACCGCCTGGAAGACGCTTTGGAAGTTGACTACAACACCTTGGCACAGATTATCACCACGAACGGCAACTTCGTGGACCGTGAGACCAAGACGAACCTTGGTGACACAGTTCTTTTTGAACTTCTCTCTTACCAGAAGAGCTTTGTTATCTCTCCCAACGATGACAAGGCACCAAGGGAAGACGTGCGTTACTCCCGTGACCGCATCACCTGCAGTGACGATACCCCTGTCGCCGAACATCTGCAATGGTTGCGTGAAAATGGCTACCCCAAGGCGTCCATCAAGGACCGAGTGGTTGTGGTAGCTGCTTTGCAAGTGTGCGCTAAGAACGGTGACACTTTTAACGGCACTCTCGCACAATTCGATCTCAGCCCAGCTTCTAAGGTCCAATTTGACCGTTACAAAGCTAACACCGCTTATGCTCTGGCAAAAGGCAGTATCACGGCTGAACAGGCTGTGCAAATTAAGGCCACCACAGAACTTGCACAAAAGGGTACGGACACGTACACTATTGCCAAGTTCACTGTGGCTGTCTAAAGAAAAATAAGGGAACTTCGGTTCCCTTTTCTACAAGGATAAAAATGGACACGATCAAATTGACACCGGAAGTATCACCTGAAATTAGTGACGAACCTATCTACATCCTAGATACCGAAACGGCCTCGTTGTCAGCAGGTATTGTCGAAATTGCGTGGATGAAGATTGACAAAGACTTCAATGTACTTGACGAGTACCGAACACTTGTCAACCCTGAACGGCCTATCGACCCAGGTGCCCAGGCAATCCACGGTATCAGCATGGAAGATGTGGTAGATGCGCCTACTATGGCGCAGGTGGTAGAAGAGACTGGGGTAGGTAAAACCCCTATCAACATCATCTGCCACAATGTGTCATTCGACTCACGAATGATCGCGCCCTACATGCAGATAGGTCGGAAGCTCTGCACGCTTGACCTGTCACGGCAATACATCACCGGCACAACAAACCACAAATTGGCTACGCTGCAGGCAGAGCTGGGTTTGTCTGTGCAGGAAAGCCATACCGCGCTGGGTGATGTGAAGTCTGTGCGAGACCTGCTGCTGCGCATTCTGCCGCTGACGGGGGTAGATCTTGCCACGCTGTTTGCTCGTGCCATGGTGCCGAAGATGCTGAGCAAAATGCCCTGGGGCATGCACGCTGGTGTGCCGATCATCAAGGTTCCTAAAAGTTACCGGACATGGTTGCTAGACCAGGCAGACATTGGCCGTGACCTTCGTTTCACGTTGGAAAAGTTGAAGAACATCTAAGGAGATTACTATGGGTGTAATGGTACTGACTGGTCCTGCAGGGTCAGGGAAGACCAAGGCTTTGATAGCTTTGGCAGAAAGTTATGCGGAAGCAGGTACTCGATACTGGCTGGGCTACTACCTAACCCTGCCACCGTCAGCGACCTTCTTCAATAGCACCAAGGTTCTGGTAGACGAAGTTCCTGCAGACAAGGTGGTAGAGCTGCAGGAAGCTTTGAATGTTCGCGGTATAGATGCCATTTTGGCAGTAACCATATAGGAGTTAGATATGAGCAAGTTCGCAGAAGACATCCAGCAGTTCAACGCAATGTACTCGTTACCTCATCCCCATGACCCTACGTTTGTAGAGGTGGGCGGAGCCATTCAGCGGGTAGAGCAGTTCATGGCCATTCTTGAAGAAGAACTTCGAGAAGGTGACGAGATCATGACTGTGTTGGAAGACGTGAATCCTGAGGGTTCCGACAAAGCTGTCGAAGATGCCAAAGCCCAAAAAGCTATGGTTATGTTGACTGACTGGCTAGGCGACATTATCATCTACGCAGCAAGTGAGATGGCCCGCTACGGTATCCCACTGGACCAAACACTTGAAATTATCATGCAGTCTAACTTTAGCAAGCTGGGTGCAGATGGCAAAGCTATTCTCGACGACCGAGCCAAGGTCATGAAAGGCCCGAACTACTGGAAACCGGAACCGAAGCTAGAGGTGATGCTTCTGGAAAACGGGTTGCTAGAAGGCGGCAGGATTTAACTAAGGGCCTTCGGGCCTTTTCTTTGGAGAGTTTATGCTAATTGGTTTGACAGGCAGAGCAGGCGCGGGCAAAGACACAGTAGCTGACATACTTGTGGCCCACTACGGCTTCACTAAATACAGCTTTGCAGGCCCACTCAAGCAGGCACTCGCTGTCGTGGGTATCGTAGAGCCAGCCGACAGAGCCCTCAAAGAGATGCCTATCCCTGGCAAAGATTACAGCTACCGCAAGGCCGCTCAGACGCTGGGCACAGAATGGGCACGAAACCTTGATACAGATTTCTGGGTGAATTTGGCAGATGCCAAGGTGGGAGAAGGTAGATTTGTTATCTCTGACGTAAGGTTTGAGAACGAAGTTTCCTGGGTACGTCGTCGTTTGGGTTCTGTCTGGCACCTCACAGGTCGAGGGGTGAAATTGGCAGAAGGTCAGGCTACCCACGTTTCCGAGATGCCGCTACCTATTAAGGTTGGAGACTTCATAGTCTACAACCAGGGAACGTTAAAAGAACTGGAGTCTGACGTTTCAGACTATCTTCTAAGATTAGGAATTATGAAATGAAACTTGCTATAGACATTAGCTCTACAGTCTGGTCATGCCTGTTAGCAGGTACTGACCCAGAAGGCTACAAGGTTTCTTTTGAGGACAAAGAAGTCACTGTCAACACGGCAGCTTACGGTTACGAGTTCGTCATCAACTCCATCAAAGCCGCACTTGACCGTAGGAACATGACTCCAATGGACCTGGTTCTGGTGGTGGAGGGTATGAACTCCAAAGCCCCACGCTTGATGATTGACAAGAATTACAAGCAGGGAAGGGGCAGACCAACGGAGTCCTACCAAGAGTTTCAGAAGTTGCGCGATGAAGTTGTAGAACTGTTCCGCAGCTTAGGTGCTGTGGCTGTTCAACAAGATAACTGTGAATCCGATGACGTATTGGCATGGCTAGCAGAAAACATCCGAGAAGACCTTGACATTGAATCTCGTGACGGGGATATTTCTGTATTGAACGGTATCAACGTTCACGGCGCAAAGATCACAGTTTCTGCGCAGGGCGAGTCAGGTATTAACAAGTACGGCCTATTCCCCTGCAAATACATTAGTCTTTACAAGGCTATGGTAGGTGACACAGGTGACAAGATCACAGGCATTCACGGCTTTGGGAAAGCCAAGTGGCTGGACTTTGATCGTGAGTTCGGTGAAGACGGTATGGCTGAAATGGTCCGCCTGGGTGAACTAGGTAACCTGGAAGATCTGGCTCTAGAGGCTACACAGAACAAGATGGTCGGCCGTATTTACGAAGGTCGCGCAGACTTCATTCGTTCTTACAAACTGGCTAAGTTGCACCCAGAGTGGGTAAACCATTTCAAAGACCCTTTGCAGTGGATGCCTGGGTTTGTGCATGGGGTGATTGCAGACAGTAGGTTGAAGGGTTGGGGTGCTCAGATGAGGCTAGTAACTGCCGACAACTACAGTGCAGCACTAGCATTCTTGAAGTCAAAAGTTGCAGAAAGTAAGTTCTATGCACTTGACCTGGAAACGTCAACAAGTGACGAGTCCGATGATTGGTTAGCTGGTCAAGGTAAAGCAGATGGTGTTGATGTTATTGGTAGTAAGATTACAGGGGGTTCTATCTCCTTTGGTGCTAACGGTCAATACGCTTACTATATCTCAGTTGACCACGCAGACACAAACAACGTGACACTGCAGCAGTTTGCTGAGATGGTTACTAGCTTGGACCCAACCAAACACACTGCTGCACACAACGCGGCAGGGTTTGAGTTGCCTGTTATGTATAACGAGATCTCGTCGTTCATGCAAGGTAATGGTTGGCGTGGTATGTACCCTAACATGGTGGATACCCGGATTGCAGCATCTTTTTGGGATGAGAACCAGTTTAGCCACGGACTGAAACAGCTATCCCAGAAGTTGTTTGGGTATGAGCAGGAGAGCTATGTGTCTGTGACTGGTGGGTTGAAGATGAATCAGATCACAGGTGAGAGAGTTCTTCACTACGGATGTGATGACGTTTACACCAGCGCAGGTCTGTGGAATTTCTTCAAGCTGTTTATGGAACTTGAAGGAACTTTACCTTCTTTCCTGGGGGATGAACAGAAACCTATGTACCTGCAGGCTATGGCTTACACACGGGGTATCAAACTTGACATGGCAAGGTTGAGTGAGTTGTCTGCTGCAGACGTTAAGCTCAGGGAGGAGTTAAGCGTTACTGTTGATTCCTTCCTTGTGGCAAACGGCTGGGAAGGTACTGTGTGCCCGGTGTACACGGAATTGACCCCTGCGAGTATCAAGGAGGCTGTGCAGATCGTACTGGGCCTTGAACTCAAGACTATGGTTCGGAAAGTTTCTTCTATTGCGAGGTTAGTTCGTGGTCTAGAAGCAGAAAATGCTAGTATTCTGGCATCGTTTATTGCTACTGAGGATGTAGAGTCTATTAACAAGATGGTTGCTGCCCACTTCCAGGGTAAGCCTGTTATTAACACAGGCAGCCCTAAGCAGCTACAGTCTTTGTTTTACGACACTATCAAGGCCCCTGTCAGGCTGCGGAACAAGCCTACAGACCTCATGAGGGCTAAAGGAGTCAAGGAGGGTACTGCCCGTACAGACGAGGATGCTTTCAAGTTGGCTATTCGTATGGGTGATATACCTGATGATATTGTGCCAGTAGTCAAAGCCCTGGTAGAGATGAAGTCTATTACGACCCGTAACGGACTTTACTGGGAACCGTACCCTAAGCTTTTGCATCACTCTACTGGCAAGCTGCACCCTTCTCTGAGGCAGTCTGCTACTAACACAAGGAGGTTCACAGGGAACAGTCCCAACATCCAGCAGATGGACTCATCTTACGGTGGGGTACGGTCTGTTATCGTTCCACACCACAAGAAAGCACTTGTGGTATCCCTGGACGAATCGGCGCAGGAAGTTCGGCAACTTGCAGACTACTGTAAGGACTCTAACTTGCTGACGTGCTACTTAGGCACTAAAGACGAGTTGAGGGATGTACATAGCATTGTTGGTTCTCGCATTGCTGGGTGCGAATATCAGGAGTTTCGCCTTCGGTTAAAAGCCCCAGAAACAGAGAAAGAATATACAGCTATCAGACAAAGTGCAAAGATCACATTATTTGCTAGCATATACGGCGCAACGGCACCTAAAATTGCAGAAGGTTTGGGTATTACTGTTGAGGAAGCACAAGCTTACCTAGATGCTATCTACGCACAGTTCCCAGGAATCAAAACCTGGAAGGATGAATGCGAGAGATTTGCTAACGTGAATGGGTATGTAGAAATTCACGGGGGTACCGTTCGACACCTTGCTCCTCTACTGCTATCTGAAGATAAGTACATTGCTAGTAAGGCTATGCGCCAAGCGGGTAATGCACGAATCCAGGCTGCTGGTGGTACACAGATTAAGAGAGTTATGACTCGTATCTGGGACAGTAGGTTGTTGGACGACTACGATTACGAGTGGTACTTTAGTGTACATGATGAAAGTCTACACTCTGTAGGAGTAAAAGACATTGTAGAAGTGACACGGCAACTCCACGGTTTCATGACTGAGCAGTTCCTTGAAGTAGTACCATCAGCTTCTTCCATAGGTTTTGGCAAGTCCTTCGGGACACTTGTTGAAATCGGCGAGGAGTTCTCGGAAGAGAAAGTTCTGGCGGCTGTAGAAAAGATTTTGAAGCCCATTGAAACTGTGTAAAATAACTGGGCCAGGTTATCCTGGCCCAGTTTAGAACCTGGAAACTACGAGTGTGTAAATGTGGCCTGACTGGCAGCGATGGGGTTAACTCGACCCGTTCTAACTTCGCAGCCAGTCAGGCCATTTTTATTGTGTGTTTATGTTAACCGAAATCATATGTACTAATAGACAAAAAGTCCCACTTCTTAAGGTCGGAGATAGGGTTAACCGCTGGACAATAATATCTAAGCTTCCGAGTAAAGGTATAAGAGCATACTGCAAAGTTCTTTGCGAATGCGGTAACTACGGGGAAATTCTTGTTCAAAACATTCTAAACGGAAGTAGCAAGTCTTGTGGCTGCTTAAGGTTAGAAATTATTAAAAAGGACGCTAAACACTATCGAATAACCCACGCGAAAGCTTACAGATGCTGGGCAGATATGAAAAATCGCTGTAATAGCGAAAGTAGTACCTGGTGGCCGTCTTACGGGGGTCGCGGAATAAGGGTTTGTGACCGGTGGGAATACTTTGAAAATTTTCTTGCTGATATGGGAACTCCAGGGGATAGTCTATCCTTAGACCGAATAGATAATGAAAAAGGATATTATCCAGCCAACTGCAGGTGGGCGGATGCTACACAACAAGCGAACAACATGAGAAGCAATGTATTTACTATGTACAAAGGTAAACAAATGACCTTAGCTGAATACTCCAGGGTTACAGGGGAGAATTACAACACAGTAACTAAAAAATTACGCAGAGAAGGTAGGGTTATGCCATATACAGACTATAAGGAATCAAAATGATCGAAGTAAAAGTAATTGCAGCCTCTGTTGCGCATCATGGCAAACCCTTGTACTCTCTGCAGTGCAAGTACCACAGGTTCATTCACGGAGAGGTGATGACGCACAGAGTTTTCTCACGGAACGCTATGAGCAGTAGGGCAGTACCTGTAAAGGTTATGCTAAAGCAGGTCTGGAACGACCCCGCCATGCCTGTCCACTGGGGTCAGAACCAGCCAGGGATGCAGGCACACAGTCAGCTTTCAGGGTGGAAAAAGTCGGCGGCGGTATCCGTGTGGAAAGGTGCGGCGCGGGCGGCAGTCTGCTTTGCCTGGGCCCTGGACAGGCTGGGGCTGGCGAAGCAAGTAGCTAACCGGATTCTGGAACCCTGGCAGTGGATGCACACAATTATCTCATCTACCGAGTGGGATAACTTCTTCGAGTTGCGTGACCATCCCGATGCACAACCTGAGTTTCAGGTTCTGGCTAAAGCGATGAAGAAAGCTATAGACGAGTGCATTCCTGAAATTAGAAGCAGAGTAAGTGTGGCCTGGGAGTTAGAAAAAAGTCAACTTCATCTTCCTTATGTTATAGAGGCTGAACGCACGAACTACAGCATTCAAACCTTGTTGGAGATTAGTGCTGCCCGTTGCGCAAGAGTTTCTTATTTGACACACGACAAGAAAGTGCCGTTCGTAGAGGCAGACAGGGCTTTGTATCAAAGACTTGTAGGTTCTGCCCCTCTCCACGCAAGTCCTGTGGAACATCAGGCGTGGCCTGCACTACGTCCAGAAACTGCTTCTGGTAATTTCCGGGGTTGGATGCAGGCTCGTCACGCTAATCTGACAAATGTCAACCGCTAATCGTGGTAAGATAGCAGAAGGGCTCCTGCAAAAACATTTGCAGGGGCTCTGCGTGACGCAGAAGCGAGCATGGTACAGATTCCCAGATGCTCATATGGGTTCGCGGCAACCTACGCTTTGTGACTACTTATTTCTAGATGACGGAAAAACCTTCATGTTAGAGTGTAAGGAAACTCAGCATGATTATAGGTTGCCTTACCTCAATTTTGATCCTGCTCAGGTAGGTAGGATGCGACTACTAGAGATGGCGGGAGCACAGGGACTTGTACTTATTTATCATAGTGGGTTAAAGTTGTGGAGGGGTTACGGACTGTCAAGGTTTATAGACCGTAGCGTAGGTGGCAGCTGGGATTTGCGCGATACTGCGCCAACAAACTTAAAGGAGTTGTTATGACGGAAGAATCAGAAGTGTTCATAAAAGCACTTGAGAAGTTTTGCCCTGGAATCAGTTCCAAGCGTATTCAGTCGCTAAACCTGAAAGTTTCCACGGGCAGTGTTTTGCTGGAGTGGCGGGAGTTCTACCCAGACAGTGCGCTACCTGGGGATGGCTCTTATGAGACTTTCCCAGTAGCCCGGTTCTTCTCTGCACCTCTAGCGAAACTAGACGGCAGGGTGGTGCTGGCAGAGAACCCAGGCTGGGAAGACTTGGTAAAGCTTATCAGTCCTGGAGGCTTCGGCCGGGTTCTAGGTTTTGAGGTACATCTTGAGGCCAGGAAAATACCTTACGTTAAAGTTCATGCAGAGTGTTTTGAACTCCTCAAGGAAGTCGCCACAGCGTTAGAGAATACTACTCTGCACGCAAAGCAGTAAACCCCAGAGTAAGGGGTGGTAACACCCCTTACTTAACCTGATAGAACTTCTAATATGAAACTGACTATTCTTAACGACGTACACCTGGGAGCAAGCCGCTCCGCAGGTACAACTCCTGCTACTCAGCAGCAACTCAAGCAACACCTGCAAACCTCCTTCGAGGCACTCTTACCAGAATCGGACTTAATGATTTTGGGAGACTTGATGGACAAGGGTACAATCACTGCAGCAGACCTGCTACCTGTGTTCACAAGTCTTAATACCTGGCTTGCAAAAGGTTACCAACTTTGGTTAGTAGCAGGCAACCACGATTTATGTAGGACTTCCACCGACCTATCAAGCTTTGATTTACTATGTTCGCTGTTGTCAAGGTTGCACCCTGACACCGTTACGGTTGTTAAAGGTGGCGGGGTAATGACAGACTACGGCTATATAGTAAGTCATGTGGCTAACCAGGATCTCTTCGACCTGGAGATGGCTAAAGTTCCTGACTGTGACTACCTGTTTGTACATGTAAACATTGACAACCACTTCGCAGCCCAATCGGACCAATCCTTGAATTTGTCGAAAGAGCAGATTGTCGCGTGCAAAGCAAAGCAAATCATCTGTGCTCATGAGCACGATCGACGCACATATGGCAAAGTCACCATCCCAGGTAACCAAATCGCTTCGTCTGTTTCAGACTGGCTTAACCCTAGTGACAAGTTTTACTCAGTAATCGAAGACGGGGTACTGACACTTGTCAAGTGTGCAGATCGGGCAACTGAGTTCACCGAAATGGGTTGGCAGGCGCTATCTATAACTGCACACAAATTCGTGCGAGTTACAGGTTCTGCTACTACGGAACAGGCTTCTACCGCACTTAATGCTATTAACAAGTTGCGTAAGGAGCACCCAGCGTTTGTCATCACTAACGCTGTTACCGTTCTATCAGAAGATGGGACAGCAGCTATGTTTGAAGAAAACCTTGAGGCAGTGCAAAGTTTCTCTGTGTGGGAGGCTTTGAAAGAAATTTTGAGTAAAGAAGAGGCTGAAGTTTTGGAGAAACTAAACAATGATTAAATCACTAGAGCTTACAAACTTTAAAAAAGTAGAGCAGGCACGAATGGAGTTTACTCCGGGTCTCAATGTTATTCGTGGAGCGAATGAGGCATCCAAGTCTACTAGATTCGAGGCTATCGGCTACGCATTCTATGGCACTAAAGCACTTCCAATGTCTCTAGATGAGACAGTCACCTGGGGTAAGCCTACTGCTACTTTGAAAGTTGCGCTGGAATTCTCTCATGCAGGTGTAGATTACAAAATCACACGAAGTAAGAGCGGAGCAGAATTGACTTCTACCGGCATTCTTGTTTCTGGTCAAACAGAAGTGACTGCATATGTTGAGCGTTTATTTAAGGTGAACGCTGCCACAGCTTCTGCTATTATGCTGGCTAGTCAAGGGCAGATTAGGGGCACGCTGGAAGGTGGTGCCGTCCCACTGATCGAAAAGCTTTCAAACTTGGCACTGATTGACAACCTAATCACCAAGGTTCAGGACAAACTTCCCTGCGGTAACACAAAGCAACTTGAACTAAAAGTTGTGGAGTTATCGAGAGACCTGGTGGAGCCGACACTTGATGCTACAGAGGCTGTGCTGGCAGTTGCAGAGGCGACTGCGCGACTAAAGCACGACCAAGAAATCTTGACTGCTATGCAGTTTGCTACTCTAGCAGAAGCAGCTAAGGCTGCACAACTGAGCCTGCAGCAGGCTGCCGCGCAAAAAGCAAAGTATCAAAGCCTATTGACGCAGCAGACTGCTTTGGAGCAAAAAGTTGCTAGGGGAGCTATATTGCAGGTCTCAGACTTAACCGACCTAGAAAGTAAAGTAGTGGAGCAGGTAGACTACTCAGGTAAACGGGCAGCTTACTTAGAGTGGCAAGTTCTTTCGGCGGGTGCTGGTGGATTCCGTGATAGAGCAGAGAATAGGGAGCAGCTTAGTAACTGTCTGGTCAACTTAAAGACTGCGGAGAAGGTAAAGGCAGCAAAGCAAACGGAGTTTGCTGTTGTGAAAGCATCAGGCATTTACGATGAATCTTGTGCTCTCTGCGGTAAATTATTGCAGGACGTACCAGAAGTTGTAGCTGTAAATGCTGCTACAGCAGTGAAGCTTGAACAAATACAACTAGACATTACTGCTGCAACGGAGACAATCGAGGCAACCAAAAAGAAAATTGCAGAATTGCAGTCTACAGACATGTTAGACCTCAAGCTCCTAAAACTGGCTGACAGAAACAGCAAGTACCTGAACGTAGATACAGCACTTGTTCCTTACCTAGTTACATGGAAATCAGAAGTAGATCTGCCAACCGAAGAAGTCCCCGCTACGGACTACAAGGGTTTACTTGCTCAAGCTCGTGCAGCGAATGCTGCTGCTATTAGCAATAACGCAGTTTACTCGGCTTCCTTGCAGGCTTTAGAGACTATCAAATCTGAGGTAGAAAATTTTGAGCTATTTCCATACGACGAAGAGGGGGATAAACGACTTATTGCAGAAGCTGAGGCAGAGATTCTGCACACCAAGATGGCTGCTGATACCGTAGCCGCAAGCCGAATGAAGTTGGCTGACGTTGAGTTTGCGTTGAAGAGTTTGGAGAACGCTTACTTAGCAAGTGTTGACGCTTATAAACTCCGGGTAGCGACCTTGGCAGAAGTCAAGGTTGCTCTGGAGAGTTATAACGTCCATAATGCCATTATCAAGAAGCTCCGTGACGCACGGCCTATTGTTGCGAAACGTTTGTGGAACCTTGTTTTAGCCTCTGTGTCTCACCATTTTAGTGCTATTCGAGGTGTGCCCAGCATTGTGACTAGGGTAGATAGCGGTTTCATGGTTGACAGTAAACCCATAGCAGCTTACAGTGGATCTACCAAGGATGCTCTGGGTTTAGCAATTCGTATTGCTTTGCAAAAGACATTCCTTGGCAACGTAGGGTTTCTATTGGTTGACGAACCAGCTTCTGGTTGTGATGCAGAAAGGGAAACCGACATGCTTGGAGTGTTGGTAGGTGCGGGTTACGATCAGGTGTTATTAGTCACCCATAGCTCCCTATCAGACACACTTGCGGCAAACTTAGTGGAGATTTAATGGAAACCTTGCTTTTAATATTGGTCTTGTTAATGCTGGTTGTGGCGGGTATTCTTTGGTGGACCACCTACACAGAAGTTCGAGAACTGGAGGCAGCCAAAAAGTTGCCTCCAACTAAGAAGTAATAAAGGGAGCCTAGGCTCCCTTTATTACGACTTGTTTGGAGGTCGTGTACCAAACCAAAATAGAGCACTAACAGTGCTTAAATAAAGAACATTAGTAATTATCATCACTACTATATGGTTAACCTGTTCCTGGTTAAGTCCACCGGAAGCTTTAGTAAGGTCTGCTGCCCACACAAAAATGTATGTAGTAAGCACAACTAAATACGCGGTCAGCAAGGGTCGCAGAGCCCCTCTCATAAAGTCTACCATAGCCATAAGCATGGCTATAACGGTGCCCCAAAATCCTTTCTGGAGTTGCGCAGCGGGTAACAGGTAGGTCGATTTGTCTGCGTCGAAGGCGGCTTGCAGGTTTCGAGAATCCGCTTCCGCCTCTCTGGCAATCGTATCCTGTTCTGCAACTGCGAAAGCACCATCGGCCTGAATCTGCGCAGTCTCTTTGTCAGCATCTGCCCGAATCTGGGCTCTTGCGTTTTCCATCTTCGCTAACTCAATAGAGTTAGCCAGATTCAGCTTGACGACTTCTACTTCTTGCTGTTTGTGCTTGAGGTCGAAGTAACGTTGCAGGAGCACACCCAGGAGACCTGTGGCTCCACCGGACAGAACTCCACCCAAAAGGTTTGTGATTAAGTCAAGCATCTTGGCTCCTGTAATGCTTAAGTTAGTAAGGTTAGGGCTTTAGTGTACAAGGTCTGCCTGTGTGCAAGTCCTGTGTATCCGCCATTAATTCTTTTAGTCAGACCAGAGAAGTCTAAACTATCACAGAAAGTATTAAGATTCTTACGCTTCCAGAAAAGCGCCGCAGACAGTGCGGCATACCTAGGCTGAGAGAGTAACTCTGGTTGTGCATGAAAGTCAGGGGAACCAGGAAGAATCTTACGCATCTCCGAAGTAATAAATTTGTAGTTTCCTTCTCCTGTGATCTGTACCAGGCCCCTGCCCATATACCTCTTACCGCTACCTGGACTGACATTACCAAGCGCTCTTGCAAGCGTGCTAGGTGGTTCATACTTTAGTTGTTGTTTCGTAGGCCCCCACAACTCTTTCAACCACAGGCCACAGCCACTTTCGTGCCCTAGCTGGGCCAGCCAGCACGCTCTTCTTTGTTTAGTATTAATAGCTGCGAGATTCTCAGCCTCCAGCATCACAGGTACCCAGACCACAGCCCTTGCTTTGGTCATACCCCAACAACCTATAAGAATATCAGGGTATTGCATACTAGATCCCATAATGCTGCTTGACAGCCATGACTAAAAATGTTACCAAGGCTCCAGTGAGTACACCTAAAACTTTCTTAGTCATTTCATACTTATAACCATCCATAACTTGCTGGGCTTTAGTTAATTGGATGTGCTGCCTTCTGTGCCCGTCAAGATCAGCCTTGTTTAAATCGTTGAGGCTAAATGCGGTGAGGTATTCAACCTGCTGCCTTTTCATTTCCTCTACATCAATGGAAACTTCCGTCAGGAGTTTCCATACATGAGTCAGGTTTAACTGGCTACCATCTTGGGGCACCTCAGAAATCCACTGTTTACGGGTGTCCTGCACGTTTATATCCTTCTGCTAGTATGTATGGCCGTACCCAAATCCAAAAAGCTGCAATTGCTATAGCCACTTCTCCGCCAATAGCTGCTGGGGGTGGGTAGACTGACATAAGCATGCTAATTACTGTGTACCCCCAGAACAAGGCGTTCCACGCTGCGAAGCACCTTGCGAATTTGTTGTGTAGCTTCTGAGACACAACAATAAACGTTTGAGTGGCAGAAGAAGCTAGAAATAGAGCACCCCAAGCGACCTCTGGAAGTAGTTGTCCCATGTGTGAGTACACAGGTCGATCAAAAGTAGATCCTGGCCATAGTAACATCACACCCCAAAACAATTCTCCAAAAGCAAGGACAAGCCTTGAAGCTATTAGGTCAGTATCCCACAGAGCGTGAGATATAGAGCAAATAACTCTGTGCTGGTTGGGTTGTGTGTTTGTCATAGGGTGTTTTCGATGTTGTATAAAATCTGACAACATCGCGCTGACTCAGATTTTAAACGTAATGGGCCTTTTGCTAGATTCAGGATTTCACATGTTCCAGATATGCAGCTAAAAATCCTTGGGTAGATGTGCCCTGGCTTTTTCTTTTGCGTAGGAACCTCGACAGTGGTTCTCCTGCCAGAAGAAAATACAGTTGATGGCTTTAGCGGTCCAACCCCAGTAAGGCTGACCTTTCTGTTCCATTCTGTATGCCCTACTACTCAAGGTTTCATCAGGTTCCCCTAACAGTAGAGTATTAACCACCTGATCCAGGGCTATCAAAATTTTGTTTATGTAGCTCACAGCGAAGCTCCTAGTATAAATAAGTTGTCTACAGCAGCAGCATCAAGGTTTAGGGCTGCCGCTAGCGAGGCTACCAAAGGGGAGTCTCTCTCCACGTTTTGCCTATATTGCCAGTTAATGGCGGCAACAGCAGGTAAAGAACTGACTTGGGCGTCTACAAGTTCTAGAAGGCCTGCAGTTAGCAGAGCAAGTCTCGCCTGTGCCATAGTTATTTTCAGCGGTACAGCAGGAGGTATATACACAGCACTGTCCACCTCTAGCTGTTCTAAAGGCGTTAGCTCTATTTCTGAGGGAGAAACCTCTACCCCGTCATAGATTACAAGCTTTGAGCCGTTCAGGTTCACTGTTACTGCGTGCAGTTTCCCGCTAGTGAAAGATTCAATAGGTTCCATATTTAGCCCACCCGGTAGGTTACAAAAGTATTTGCCGCAGTCTTACGGCTTCTGAACTGAGCACTTGTGCTCAGAGCTACTACCATATTCCCGATAACAGTGTGCCCAGTTCCTGCTGCTACCGTAACAGTATTAGAGGCGTTGGTATTTATGATGCACCACTCTACACTTTGGTCTGCAGCAATAGAAGGTATTGCTGCGTCTAGCAGAGTACCTGTAGGTAGCGTCAGAGTTATACCAGATGCAGGATTACTTGTTACTATGTACCCAAGCACTGCAGAGGTTGTAAGTGTTGCCGTAGTGTTCACAGCTGCAGGAGCAGGTTGTTTTTTGATTATGTTACCTGCTAAGGTAGTATCTCCTCTTATATACGCAGGAGCCGTACCACTAGAATAATATGACCAACGTTGGTAACCTGCAAGTGCATCCATCTCCTGGTAATCACCATAAGCAGCAGTGAACACAGTAGAGGGTACATCCCCACCCCTTGCATGCGCAAAAGCTGTTACAGTAGTACCAGCAGTAAGACCCGACACTACAGGGGTTACTGAGCTATACCCATAAACCTTGCTGAATGTCCTAGCAGTACCGTCATCAAGCAGGTCGCACGATGCTTGATTCTGGTAGACATTGATAGCTTTAGTCCCGTCCGTGGTAAAACCTATACTAGTAAAAATGCCGTAGGCATTAGCGGAAGATGCTACTGAACTCCCGTTAACATATAAAAATACATTAACTGATGGTACGGTAGACCCTACGACATTCGATCCCGTGCCAAAAGCTGCCACTGCAGTGCCTGCATAGGACACCCGAAGGGTTGAGCCAGAAATATAAAACCCGTTATTGCTAGCACCTACCCTAAGAGAGGGAGTAGATGCACTACCAGCATTCGTAGTCTCTACGTTTGTAAACTTACCGCTACTTGGAGTAGTAGCTCCTATAGGTGTGTCCTCTACTGTTCCTGCTACTAGAGGTATGGAGTAACCTGTGGTCAGATTTGACCATGTTGTACCGTTCCATTTCTGCCACTTATTGCTGGCAGAACTCCAACGGATAGAGTTAGTAACTATATTCGTAACTGTAGTGTTAGCGGGGTCTAGACCTAAGGCAAGGTCGTCTAACCTCGCATCCAGTTCCGCTAGAAAGTTAGTGTAGGTACTCGTTAGAGTGGGTTTATTGTGATCTGCCATTTAATATCCTTTTGCTGACCATGAAGCAGTTGCGCTAATTCGCGCACCTGCGGAATTGAATAGGTAGATTCTAAACCCTTGCGGGTAGGTGCTGATGTTTCCGCTAGTATTCGGAGTCGTCAAAGCTACAGTAAACACACTGGAACTGGTTACCGATGCTACGGAGTAGACACCATTCGGTGCTGTGCCAGATGTGAAAGCAAGCCTTACTTTCTGCCCAACCTCAAGGTCATGACCCGTCACCGTCACTGTTGCTACATTACTTGCTACAGAATAAGTACCAGACAGCGCGGTATCCTGGAAATTATAGACTGCTGTTACAGCAGTAGTGCTAGCAGGAGTTACTGTAAGACTTGATACATCAATAAAGGGTAGGGCAAAATTTACTACTGTTCCGTTAGTGTCTGTGCTCAGGCAGGCTTTTGCACCAGCATCGTTTTTCAACTTTGCATCGGCCCGCACCACCAGCCGATCCATACGCACTAGGGCGTGTGTATCGGCTGCCTGAGAAACTGCTACGCGAACCTTAGCGTAGCGCCATGCGGCACCGAACAATTCCGTGACTCCGGTGGTTGTACTGTAAGTAACGTTGTCATCGGATAAACCTATAGAAACCACAAATACAGGAGAGCCTGCTAGAGTTTCTGCTGTGTAAGACACAGAGACTTTACTAGATGCTAAGATTGTACCAAAATCAAACACCTCTTCGTAGTAGCTAGAGGCTGGAGTAGGTTGCGAATAGTAGGGAAAACCCGCCACGATTTGGTCGTTAGGGGTAGACCAGCTATTACCAATGAAGTGATCTTGGAATGTTGTGGTAGTGTCTACAGGTAGGACAAGTGTTGTGGAGTCTGTTAGAGCGTTGCTCTTCGTACCGCCGAAACTAGAAGCGTAAGAACCGTGAAATACAAAGTCTGGAGGTTCGCTAACATTGGCAGGTACAGAAACAGCGGTGCCCTCATAGTTATCAGTATCTACAGCAGAGACCCAGTAAGTATTAGTTCCAGCAGCCAACTCAGACAAAGCAGTGAATCCACCAGCCTTGTCTCCTACCAAAGAAGACCCAGCAAAAGTAGTACCTTTCCGCACGCGAACGTGACTGACAGGTAAAGAGGTCTTAGTAGGCAGATTCCAGTACAGCAGGACATTGTTATCAATAACTTGCGCCCGCAGATTGGTGACAACCCCAGGGACAAGTTTTGTGATAGCCAAGGACTGGCCTGTAGACACATTGTTTAATTGGTCTACGGTTTTAATTGTGAAAGTCCTAGAACCAATCCAGTTAGCAGGCACAGTAACAGTGCTTGACTTAGAAGTTATTGTCTTAGATGCCCAACTAATCTGGTACTGCTTCAACCCCAAAACAGGAAAAACATCGTCCCACTCTAAAGTTACAGTGGCTGCTGTTAGTGAGGTATCTGCAAATAGATATGTAATATTTGAGGGATTGGGAGGTGCTACATAGTTATAAGTCAGTACCGACGCTACCGCTGAATAGTTGCCATCAGTGTCTACTGCTTTAAGATAGAACGTATTGCTACCAAGGGTTAAGTCCGAACCTGCGACTACACAACCAGAGGCTGAACCCTTGTAAGTAAAGTCGCTCATACCCCAACCAGTGTCCAACCTACGAAGTTCATAACCCCAGACAGGCAGACTTGTCCTAGGGGTATCTGACCAATCAAGTGTTAGAGAGCCTGTTAGGGCTTTAACGGTAGGTACCGCAGGCGTGGCTGGCAAGGCTTTGACTACCACATGCGATCGGTTAGCAGAAAGATTTCCCAGCTTATCCCGTGTCTTTACGTTAAAGGTTTTACTGCCAATCCAGGAGGCAGGCAATGTTATTACGCTAGCAAGTACCGTCTTAGTGACACTGTCATAGGTTACTATATAATCCTGCACACCAAAGGGTGTATCGACATTAGCCCAATCAAGTGTTACGGTTGCATTAGTGTTACTGGTGTCCTGGAAAGTAGAGGACAAAGTAGCAGGAGCTATGGGAGCGGCATATACGTACACTACGGATGCAGAAGAGTTTGAGTAATGCTTAACATCATCAATAGCTCTTACGTAAAAGGTGTAAGTACCTAGTGCCTGCGGCGTAAAGTAGCAGGATGTTGAACCGCCCAGATACACTCGATTGGTGTCATTAACACCAAAACTGGAATTTACCAGTCTGACTTCATAGCGAGTAACATCTGGTTCAGGGCTAGCTGTCCAGTTAAGTAGCAACCTAGCACCTGAAACGGTTACAGCAAGGTCTGCTACAGTTCCTGGAGGGTTAACTCGTCCTGCTACCGTGTGGGTAGTTACATCAGACCACGGACCAGTCCTGCCTACACGGTCTACATATCGCAGCCGGAACCTGTAAGCAAACCCTTCTTGCACATTATCAAGTGTTACAGCCCCTAGCTCTACTGGTGTCAGATTTGAGTGCTGCCATTCCGTAGAAGTGTCCGAAGTAAACTCCCATTGGGCCTCCACTCCGTTTACGTCCTTTGGTTTATTCTTAGGGTTGACATAACTAACACGTATGTTGTATATGTATTTACCCGGAGCTACCCTAACCATTACAGTTTCGTCAGATGCAACCCTGTTAACTACGGGTTTAGCTAGGATAATAGGCAGTTTCAGTACGTCTGCTTGGGTAATCTGGCTATCAAATTCAGGTATGGCTATACCATCTATGTCGTAGATTTCAGGCGAATAGTCCACCAAGGTTAACCGAGCGGTCATGTTATCGCCGGGCTCAATACTTTGAACAATGAGATCAACAGACTCTGCGGCCAGTTCGCCAAACATAACGAGGTTGTTAGGTTCTCCTTGTAGCGTAGACACTCCGCTAGTCAAGGTTATCTCGGTGTAGTACCCGTCCGCACCTACACTATCAACAGTGCGGGTTATGGAAGAGCCGTCAGCCAGTCGAATACGAATAGTGTATTGCGTCCCAGCCTTCATAGGGAACTGTTCATCAAGTTCCAGTAGTGTGCTGCTGAGTCTGTTTTTTATGCGTCCACTTCCTATACCCCACATAGGAACATCATGAACGACTTTTACCAGGTCCCCTCTGGTGCAGGCAAGGTGTTCTATGTCTGCATTAAGCGTATAGGTCTCTGGGCGGAGCTTCAACTGGGCGTAATGGAACCTAGCCTGCTTGTGAGCTATAGTAGCATTAGTTACACCTGTAAGTGTTAAAGTTTCATATAACTGAGAATTAGCTGATGTAAACCCATCGTTATACACAATCAACTCATCGAGTTGATAACCCTTGGCTTCGTTGTTGAAGTTTACCCTGAAAGCATCTGGCAGTACAGGCAACGAACGCGAACCTTCAAACCCCCACGAATTGTGTGGTGTAAAGTGCTGGGCTATTTCCGACCTCTCTCGGTCAATAATAACAGTCCACATTGCGTCAACTTGAGTGGGACTTGCCCTACCCGTAGCAGCAATGTCTCTGAGGCAGTCCAACAAGGACATTTGACCAGTCAGAACACCATCATAGTTGAACCGGTTAGTACGACAAAAATTATGAAAATCTTCCAACGCAGCAATATTAATATTAGCGTCTGCGACAGGCTTGGCATTGCCTGGGTGCTGCAACACATACCTGAACAGACTTGCAGGGTTTCTCGTAGGTCTAGTGACCCAGGTATCTGTCAAATGATTGTAGTCAAGGCATATAGACGTACACGTAGCTATAATGCCTTCAACACTACCGTTGAGTTGATTAGTCGCCTTAATCCTTATAGCACTCATAGCTAAAGGTTTTGGGGGGTTTGTAGGCCGCACTCTCCCGTAGGCTGTCATGGTTTGGAAGTAGGTCTCGTCAAGTACCTGACCCCCTCCTGTAGGTGTAGGGTTAAACCTGTAACAACGCACAGAGTAGGTATCGTAAGGTACCCTAAAACTTACAGTTTTAGAAAACGCAATCTTCGTAGCACGAGTCAAATCAAAAGTCTGAGTAATCGCACGCATAACCGTGCCAGAGGCTATTGTAACTTCTGCACCAGAGACAGTCAGGTTACATCCTGTTACAATCCCATAACCTCTGTCTCCCCGTCGATCTACAGAAGAAAATACGTCATCCCCAAACATGCAAACATCCCACAGGGATTCCTCATCCTCCACGTAATCTGGTAGCCGTACAAAGTCTTCTGTAGGTTCCGTCTGAAACGGCCCCATAAAAAACTGCTCATTCAGTTTCTCAAGTACATAACCGCTGGGGTTGGCTGCAGGGTTTGCAGTAAAGCTCCCTACACGCTTGATAATGTTTCCGGTGTTGTCAACACTAAATCGTGTCCAGCAGTACACTTTCTCAATTGCTGTCGTCTCATCTGTGTCAAAGTAAGCAGGCGCAAGTGTGGCTTTGTAAGCTCTTACTGTTTCTTTAACCTCTGCCCAGGCATCACCAGAACCTGCTTTACGGACCTGTAGATTAACCCTTACAGTCGCATTCTCTGTATTTCCGTTGGTCGTGTTCATAGTACACAAACCTTGGGGGAAGTTCAGCACAACTGTAATTCGGTCTGTAGACGTAGTAAACTGCCTTTCGGTGTAGTCATCTGTAGAGATTAACTTAACACCCACTGTATTTTGTTCAACGTCTTTACCGTAGATACTGTTAAAGGCGTGCATGTCCTCCGAACCTGTACCCATTATGGTGGCTATCTCTACTTCGTCAAATTTTGACAGAGCTGTGGCACCTATGCGAATATCATTAATCTGCAGTGGACCGTAACCCCATACCAACAGCATACGCAAATAGCTAGTACGTGAAGAGCCCTCTACATAACCCTGGGCCCCTAGCGGTGGGGTATATCTAAATCTTCCTAGAATTACAGGGATTGCCCCGTACTTATTAGCTGTGTTACTCCCGCCTTGAAGGGAGTAAGTAGGAGTGCTTGCAGTAGCTGGACTGCCTAAACTTGGTTGCCTTACAGGGAATATAGCGTTAAGTAGCAGATTACCTACGATGTTAATACCCATAGATATGAAACCGCTTGCCAAGGCGACCTGACCTGCGGTAAAACCTGCTGCAGCTACTGTAAGGCCTGCAGCATTTACAGTAGTCATGCCCAATGCCGCTACTGCGTAAGGTGCTGCTACCATAGCAATGGCCATAATAGCAAGCATCGCAAACATCCGGCCCATGCCGCTGCCTGTAGCTACGGCTCTGTACTCTACTCTTGAGCCTGGAGCAGGGACACAGGTTTCCCATAACTCTTGAGGTATTAGTAGACCATCTACAAACATTACACCAGATATAGTTACTTCGTTGCTAACCTGAGACTGGTCTCTGATATGCCCTGCAAGCTGTGTGAGTGACTGCCCTGGAGATACCTCTGCGTCTATCCTCACTGTTTTTAGAGGGTGCGGTTTAGCCCGAAGGTGCAGGGATTCTGAACCTTCTGTGTACCGGAATAAACCCACTAAACGGCTTTTCCATAGACTAGAGTTTAATCGCTCAACTACAGCACTCTGGCCTTCCCTTACATGCAGGAAAAATCCTGGACGGGTAATCACGCCAACATGAGATTCTGTTCCGTGAATACGGAATAGCGCAACATCTCCTGACTTCTCTGCAGTAACTGGGGACCAGCCTTCTTTATGCGTAGCTATAGCTTCTGCTACACTCTGCCTAGACCCAGGCTCATACACACCTTTAAAACTGGGTAGCTGGTTATCAAACTGCTCCGCATGAACAAGTCTTACAAGGCCCCAGCAATCTAGGCCGTCCCTGCCTCTACCTTCTGCTGCGTAAGGTATGCCTATGTATTGGTTGGACCAGCTTTGCTGCATTAAAAAATTCCTGGGAAGTAGGATGGTGTAAATGTGTGAGCTGGGAAAGGCTCAATATCCATCGATTCTACAGTAAGCTCTGCACTTACTGTAGAAGATGTGTAAGTAACCCCTGCCATTTTAAACGCCGGGAAAGACGCTTCGATAACATCAGGAGTTGAAGTTAGAACAAGTTCCGTATTTGCTGTCAGCGCCGTGTTAATTGTTCGGATTACTGGGACTATTAGGCGAGTAACATCCTGAATGGTTATAGAGCACCTAGGAGAAGAAGCGGCTTCTTCCGTTGGTAGGCTCATACTAAAAGGCACAAACAGAAAATACCTAGAACCAGACTTGACACCGTAAAGAGCATTAGATGTGTCGTAGTTGATAGCGTCTTTTATAACCTCGTCTGCAGGAAGATATGTGTAAGCACTGGCACTACCTGTAGATAGGTTTGTAACCGTCATGCTGCCTGCTGTTAGGTACTCATACTTGTGGGTGTAGTTTTCTGTGATTCTTACGGGTGCTGCAAGTGCTGGATTAGTCAAGGTTAGCAACATCATTAAAGAGTCGTCGCTATCTGTGCTAAACATAGCCCGCAGAGCAGCAGGGGACAGACTTGCTAACCTACTCATGGTAGAACCTCCGCACTCAGCGACACTTCCCACCAGTTAGGTGATACATACTTAGTCGCATACAACTGACCTTCACTGGAAGGTACTATACGAGCCTCCACCTGAGTTTCAAGTCTTGGATGAGGTAGGCCAAATCTGCTGGTGCCCCTTAACGTGTCCTGCACAAAAGTCTCAAGAATCAAAACCTGAGCTGTGGTCATGTCATAGGTAAGTGTCAAAACTGCAGGTCGTATCCCCCTCCTGCGCATTTTCGCAGGGCCTGCATCCATAGGTGTACGTAGAATCAGTACACCGCCTGTTTCGCTATAGCTAGGCTGCGGCATCTGCGGCAGCCCTATAGGCCATACATAAGTAATCGCCATTTATCTTCCTACAAGTTTTGGGGAGGCTCCGAAGGTGCCTCGTACTGCGTTATGGACAGAGCTGCCGGACCTACGAACTTCTCCGGCAACCATATCACTGATTGTAAGCTCTACGCTTCTATTGCCTCTGCTATCAGTAGACTCTTTCTTGTCTATCTGGGTATTTGTGGAGTTATTATTCACAATAACCTGCACGTTTGAGCTTCCACCTGTGGATTGGACACCTAACTTTCCGTTAGCAGCCCTCGTTAAGGGCATAATAGCCTCTGGTCCGGCCTCTCCCATAAGACCTCCGCCTTTTGCGAATGCAAAAGTTGTAGGAGTATTAACTATTTGCCCAGAGTAAGCCGATAGGCCTGGGCTTTGAAATACATTACCTTTAGCACTAGGGATAAGACTGCTAATCATAGGACTTGACTGTAGCGTCAGGCCTGCAGGTTGTGCTGCCGCTGGACTGCTAGGTCCGAAGAAACTAGGCATAAAACTAGCTAGGGCATTCCCTAAAGGTCGCGTAATACTCTGCTGAATCTGAATACGTATTAAATCAGATATGATACTCGTAGCCATATCCGAGACACTAAATTTTCCAGTCTTTGTGAAACTGACAATTGCGTCCTCCATTCCAGAGAATGCTTTCTTAAACGCATTCTTAGTGTCTCCAGCAACGTCCGTAGTATTATCTAAGTAGTCAGTCAGAGCATTTTTAGCTCCAGCAGCAAAATCTACTGTAGACTTCTGCAAATCCTCCCTTATAACTGCAGCTTCGGCAGCATTGCCACGCGCTGCAGCCTTAGCAGCTGCTAGTTCCTTGTATGTATTAATTTCTATCCGAAGTCTTGCTATAGTAGCCTCTACTATCAATGCTTCTTGACTTGCAGCATCAAAGTTAGGGGTACCGCTCTGCCCAACATCTTTCTTTGCTGCCGTAGAGTAAAGCGTATCTAGCTTCGATTGAGCTTCTTCGAGAAGTTTTGTAAGAGGCTCCATCCCCGTAGCGAACTGAGCGTTAGCTTCGTTAATAGCTGTAGCAGAAGCTTTCTGTGCTCTTGTCATATTAACAAGTGCCAGATTTAGTGCGTTAGTTTCTGCTGTCTTAGCCTGTGCGTTGGTATCCTTCTCCCAGAAGGCCCTGCTGCTTGATCTAGCTTTCTCTAGGATTTCTGCCATCTCTTTCGCAGACTTAACACGACTATCCCGAGCTTGCCGAACCTTATCGTCTTCAAGTGCTGCATTGGCCAGTTCCATTGCTTTATCCGTTTCTTTGCGGATAGCTGCCTGAACTGCTGGGGAACTGCTGAGGTATTCTGCACGCAGCAGAGCTACGTCAGTCATAGTCTTTACACGTTTCTTTTCTACTTCTGTCAAAGCATTGACAGATTCGGTCTCTGCGTTAGCCGCTGCAGCGTACTCTGCAGCAGTCTTTGTCAGAGCCTTAGCCTTGTCCTGGGCTTTCTCAAGTTCAGACTTTCCTTTCGGCGCTGACATGTCTGGTGTAGTTAGCGTACCTTTAAGTCTGTCCTGCTCCTCCTGAGCTTTACGCTCTGCCTTCATTCGGGCTTCTTGCTCTTCTACTGCATCTTTGGTGCGTGCGCGGTCTAGAGCTTTTAACTTCTGGTTAATCTCAGCCTCAAGCGTTACTATCCTAGCGGCTCTCTTGCTCGCTATGGCTTCCTCCGTCGCCCCTACCACGCCGGTTCTTGTAGGTTTTGCTGCCTGGGCCTTCAGGTTAGCCAGTTCCGTCTGAGCACTAACAATGTTGTCGTCTAGGACCTTGTAAGGGCTGGCTGGTGCATTGCGTAAGCCCTGCAACACACGAAGTTTGTCAATTTCTAGCTGAAATTGAGCTACATTAACTTTACCGCTTCGCAGAACTTCATCTGTAGTCTCACCAAGTGAGGTTCTAGCTGCATCCCTAGTAGCGTACCATGTAGCACCTAATACACCTAGTGTAGTTATGACACCAACTATAGGGTTAGCTAGGAATCTGACGGCAGTACCTAATAGACCAAGGCCCCCACCAGCTGCTGCTGCCATAGTGGCAGTGGAGTTGAGTGCAGAGGCAGTACCTAGGCTCACAGCCCCCATTGTCTGCGCTGCCAACGTAGCTTGGGTCATAGAGCGTGGCAACATAGAGATAGCTGCTGCTAAACCCTGCACAGCTACTGTACCCATCTGCAGAACTTTGTAACCAACCCAAACCTCTAAGAAGAGCTTGGCTGCAGGATACACAAGTGTCAAAATATCGTACAACTGCTTGATAGAGGTAACCATTTGGTTTACCCCTAACACAAACTCAGGGGAGTTTATAGCATCTCGAATGTCAAGGATGAAAGTTTTAAAGCTAGTTGCGTTAGTATCAAACACCATATCCATTGATTTCTCAAAGGCTGATCTCAGTTGAGCTGCTGCACCCTTAACCGTATCAAGCATTCCATTAGCCGCCAGGAATGTCTCATCACCCTTGACGTTCTTGAGTTTGTTGACCATCTCATCAATGGCTGCAGTGCCTTCACGTACAATGCTAAAGAACGTGCGTAGACCTCTGTCGCTACCGATCTTAGCTAACAGTTCGTCTGCCTTCTCTGGATCAAGTTTTTGTAGTTGCTCGTTCAGCTCTCTGAAGCCTTCTACTGCAGTTTTTTGGCTCTTGTCAGCGTTGAACATGCTGAACTTCCAAGGCTTCTCACCTGCTGCGCGAACCTTGTTAACAGTATCTTCAAGTGTTTTTACAGCCTTTCCGGCCTCCCCTGAGCGTATGCTCATATCCCGTAGAAAGTTAACCGCAGCTGTGCCGCCTGCAGAATCTTTAATACCTGCCTTAGCTAAGACACCGTAGATGGCTAGGGTTTCTTCTAGTGACTTACCAAAACGTGTGTTAGTTTCCGACGCAGCCTTGAAAGAACCCTTTAGATTTTCTACGTTCAAGACACCAGCTTTGGTAACTTCAAACAACTTGGCGGCAGTTTTAGTCGTATCTCCAGCACTCAGACCAAATAGTGAGTTAACCTGCAGGAGTAGGTCCGTGGAAGTCTTGAGGTCAACCATACCCGCTGTGGCCAGTTCTGCTGCGGGTTGTAATACCTGTAAGGATTCCTTAACATTCAGCCCTGACTGACCGAGCCTTACCATGGCCTCACTCATTTCCCGCATGGAGAACATGGACTTCTCCGCCATTGTCTGGATGGCAAGGCGTACACCTCCAGTAGACATGCCCAGCACTTCCATAGCCTTGATGTTGTACTCAACATCCGAACCAATATCGAAAACCCTCTTGGTAAGGCCAGATACCGCAGCACCAGCCATTAGAGGTATGATACGGCCATAAGTGAGCCACATAGCTCCAAAGCCAGATGCTAAACCTCTGACTGCAGCGTGGGCGTCGTTACTATCTACCGTTAAACCCTTGAAAGCCGTACTAACTGCTTTAGATTTCTCAGCAACGTTGTCTAGAGTCTTAGGCAAGTCGTTGAAAGGGCTGGGAACTGCACCAAGGTTTGTGTAATGGCTCCGCATAGCCGACATGGCTTCTGCGTACTGCTGCTCTCTGTTCTCCATCGTCATTCGTGGAGAAGCTGCACGGACAGCGCCAACACTGCCTGTAGACAGTCTCTCTTGAATCTGGAGCTTGAGCGCGCTGGCTTTCTCCAAATTCGCATAGTAGCTAGACAACTCCTTCTGAATTAGCTCATTATCCTTGTGCATTGCCGAACTGAGCATCCGGTCTGGCTCAAAAATCCTCCAGCTGACAGGCCCTAGGTACCTCTTACCTCCTTCATCAGCTAGCCTGTCACGGCTCCTTTGAATTTTCTGAGCAATAGTCTCTACGGCAGAAGCATAGCGGTTAAGCTCACGGATATTTTCCTGATCTGGTGTCAGTCTTGGGGCGCTACTTGCCAGTCCCTTGTAGACCTTGGCTGCAGCCTCCTGCCCCATGGTTTCCAGTTCGTGCAGGTTTCTCGCATATACTGCCTTAGCGTTCTGGCCCATCTCGATGAGGTGGACATTCAGGGTAGCCCGACTTTCCCCTAAGCTATTGGCAATAGACGCCTGCGCTGCCTGCAAGGCCCTTACCTGACCAAGGGAGAACCGACCCTGTGCAGTCTGTACGATGCTCTGTACCTTGTCGAACTCTGACTGCACGTTCTTAGAGAGGTTTTGCAGTCCTACAGAACTAGACTTTCCTATCTGCTCAAGTTCCCTACGAGCTTTATCAAGGCTTACGGTGTCTACTTTCTTGATTGTCTCAAATAGGTTGTCGAGACTCTTCTCCAGAAGCCCTACCTGCCTACGAGTTTCCGTCGTGTTAAAGTCAAAACTAATATCGTCTGCCATTGCGTCACCTTAAAAATCGCTTACAGCGATTTTAAACTCAAGAAATAAAAAAGCCCGCGTTATAGCGGGCTTAATCCTTCTTTTCCAGGTTTTTGGCTACTTCTGTAAGCCAAGCGTTATCTACTTTCCTTACTTCGTCCCAGAGTGTTTCAGTTTC